GGTCCCCTGAGAGGTCAGAGCTGATGACCAGCATAGACTTGATATAACGCTGACCGTATGGGTCGTTTGCGTCCTCCACCCCGTTAACGCGCATCACCACAAACTCCTCCCCCTGCTCGACCAGCCGCCGCACGGCGGCACGGGTGTCCTCAACCTGTCGCTCGGCCCACAGGATATGCCCCTGCAAACCGTAGGGGTCTAGCCCTCGCAGGTAATCACGCGCCTTGTCATACGCATCCATCGCCGCGTCCAGCGCGTCACGGTCAGGCATCGGTGCCTCCGGTCAGGGCCGCGAGGAGCGCGGCGTAGGCATCATCCCGCTCTTTCATCGTGGCATCGGTCCACTCGCAACCGTGACGAACGCAAGCGCGGAGGTATCTGTCCACCAACGCCTCGGCCTCGGCACGGGAGCGCGGGGTGGATGGACCGTGGAGCTTGCATCCCTCCTCGGGATAGTGCAGGTGCCGATTGCAGGTGCAGTAGACCTCCGGCTCGGCTAGCCGCCGGAGCGCCTGCAGCTCGTGGAACAGCTTGTTCTTGTCGGCGATCAGCCGCTTGTTTTCCCGTAGGAGCACCTGCACCTGGCCCTCGGGCGTCAACGGCACCACCATCACGCCACCTCCTGGTCAGCCGGGATCGGGCCCAGGGCCCCGCACGAGCAGGCCAGGGGAGCGACGGCGTGAAGCCAGCCGCACTCGTGACACCGCCAGCGGAGCTGGGCCCGCTTCCGGGCCTGGGCCCGGGCCACCCGGGTCGCTTGCCCCCGGCGGACCCGAGCCCGGATGCACTCGGCCGCGCCGCAGGTCGCCTTGGTGCCGTGGCGGTCCTGCACCCGGGGCCGCCCGCACTCCGGGCAGGGGGGCACCGCCAGGGCGGTCACGAGCGCCCCCGGCGGCAGAACTTCCGCCAGGCCTCGAGCCAGGCCGGCGGAGCGTCGTCGTAGTAGGAGGCCAGGACCCCGGCCTCCACCAGCCGGCGCTTGAACTCGCCCCAGGTCCCCCAGGACCGGCCCAGGAGCCGGGCCACATCGCGCCCGGTCGGGCCCAGGCCCTCACCGTGGCAATTCGGGCACCCGTACTTCCCCGCCACGGCCGGGAACAGGTAGCCACACCGGGCGCACCGGATACGGGGCTCGGGCGGGGCCGGGCGCTCCGGAGCCACGGCCGTCACCGGGCCCACCGGAGCAGGCGCTCGTTGACCGCCCTGAACTCGGCCCGTTCCCGATCGACCGCGAGCAGCCGCTGGGCCTCGAGCCGGACGGGCTGCGCCAGGTCGCGCCGGGCCAGCCAGAGCCAGTACTCCTCCGACATCGGCAGGCCCAGGTCGTTCCGGGCAGAGGTGTCGGGCTCGGGGCCCAGCATCCGATCGAACAGGCCGCTCCAGCCGCCGGCGGAGCGCAGGTCACCTTCCACCTTGTAGAACAGCGCCAGGAGCCGGGCCCCCAGCTCGCGGACCTGGGCGTCCCGGTCCCCGAGCGCCCGGTCCTTCCGCAGCGCCATCGAGGCGCCCAGGTAATCCGGCATCGAGCGGCCCATCAGACACCTCCGTGGCGGGGGCAGGGCCGCTCGTGCTGGTCGGGCAGCGAGCACGAGTCGTCGCACTCCACCACCGCCCGGCATTCCGGGCAGCGCCCCACGTGGAGCGGCAGGTGGAAGGCGGGCGAATCGGACGGCCGCTCGAACTGCGCCTCTTCCATCGGCGAGCCGGCGACGGGGCCCCGCACCTCGAACAGGGCGGGGTCCAAGCCGTGCAGGCGGGGATCGGCGAGCATAATCATCTCCGGGTCAGGGTGGTCGGTCGGTGGAACCGCGCGTCGGAGCAGGAACGGGGCTGGCATCTAGCCCTCCAGGGAGGTGGGTGGCATTTCACCCGATCGGGCCCCGCCCCTGTCCGACGTCGGGAGGCCCGAGGGCCCCCCTCGTTTCGCTGCGGGCTTGGCGTCCGGCCTTTGATGCTGCCCGGCCTCGTGCTGCCGCCCCGCTACTCCGTGACCCAACGTTAACACCCTCTCCCGATTCCCGCAAGCCCTTGCGGGTCCCGGCAGAGCATCAGCCCTCCAGCTCGTCGCGGAGCGCCACCAGGGCCTCCGTTTCGGCGGTGCAGGTGACCGGGAACGTGAAGCCCTCGGCGCAAAGGCACTCCGGGCCGCAGGGCTCGGTCCGGCGCGTCTCCTCGTAGAGCCCCAGGCGGACCGCCTCGTCGTGAATGTCGCCCCCGTCGAAATCGTTGCCATCGTTGCTCGCGTTCAGCGCCAGGAGGCCCAGCCGGGCCAGGTTCGCCAGCGTCGCGTCGAGCGGTTCCTTAGAGCGTCCCATCGGTCACCTCCTCCTCGTCGTGGTCCTCGGGCGGCCAGGGCAGCTCGAGCGCGGATTCATCGTAGACCGCCACCGGGTCGCCCCATTGCGCCCGGGGCATCTGCAGCACGAACAGCTCGCTCCACACCCGGCCGTAGACCTGGGCCCGGTCGAGCCCCTGCTTGGCCTTGACGGCATCCTTGAAGTTGTCGTAGTCGATGCCGAGCAGGAGCGTCATCACCACCTGCGCCACCTCGAGCTTCGGGGCCCGGAACCGGAACCGGTAGTCCGCCCGCCGGTCCTCCACGATCGCACTCGGCGCGTCGAACAGCGCCCGGAGCCCCTCCAGGTCCTCCCGCACCCGGCCCCGGACCGTGAGGGTCCCCGCCTCCACATCCCAGGGCTTCTGCACCACCGAATAGAACCCCCGCGTCGTCACCAGCCACATCACGCACTCTCCTGGTCAGGCGCCGGGTCCACCCCCGGCAGGTCGGTCCAGCCCACGGCCTCCACCGCCGACGTCGGCGGGTCCTGCACGGTCCCGGTGCCTCGCGCCACCAGGTGCTCCTTCAGCCAGGCCGCCAGCTTCTCGGCCACCTTCAGCCGGACCGCCTGCTCGAGCCACCAGGCCCGGGGCCGGCAGCACGAGCAGCGGACCGGCACCACCCCCACCTCGGGGAGCGCGGGATCCGGCGCCCGCCGTTTCCGGCGCTGCAGCCAGGCCCGGAACCGGTCCTGCTCGGCCCGGGACAGGCCGGTATCGGGGTCATAGACCGGGGCCGGCGGCAGGGTCTCGAGCCGCCGCTTGATCGCCGTCGCATCCCAGGGCCGGCCGCTCACCGGGCCCGCCGGGTCGCCATATCGAGCGCCACCTGGGTGACCTCCCGGTCCCGCTCGGCCCGGAGGGCCCGGCGGAGCAGGCGCTGGGCCTCCCGGCGACACTTCCGATGCTGGGCCACCAGGAGCCCCACCAGGCCGATGATCACCAGGCCCTGCACCACGAGGACCCCCTCGAACCCTCCGAGCCCGCTCACGGCATCCTCCGCAGCGTGATCACCGACCCCCCGAGCTGCCAGCTCACCAGGCAGCCGACCCCCCCAGCCACCTCCGCCAGCCGCTGGCCCAGGGCCAGGGCCGCCAGGTTCGGCCGGGGGCCACCCCGCTGATGCAGCGACCGGAGCGTCACCTCCCGGACCTCCCCCGGCTCGAGCGGCCGTTCCTCGAGCCCGGCCCGGATCGCCGTCACCAGGCGGCCCACCATCGCCCTCCCTGCGATCATAGCGTCTCCCCTTCCGGTGTGAGCGCCGCCCCAAGCCGGCGGAGGACATCCATCGGGCCCAGGCGGAGCGATTGAATCACCTGCAATTCGGCGTACGTCACCTCCGCGAAAAACAGGAGCGACGGTTCTTTTTCCGGGGTCCGGTAGGGGCCCGCCGCCACCAGGTAGAGCAGCTTCCCGCATTCCGTCGAGCGGGTCCCCAGGAGCCGGTGTTTGCAGCGGACCGCCCCGTCGGTCAGGATGAAGGCGTCCCGCCGGATGCTGTGCCCCGCCGTACAGACAAGCGCATTCACGTGGCACCATCCCATCCGCCGGGCGGTCGGCATCCGGAAAGCCGGCTCCGTCGCCCGGCGGCCGTCAGCCATTGGGGCGGACGCTGGGAAAGAGCGACAGGAAATCGTAGCCCAGGAACGGCAGGTGCCCCAGCCGCTCCCGGCGCACCGACGGCAGCGCGGACTCCACCGGCACCCCCGCCCGCCTCCCAGGAGGTCCTCGTGCCGCGCCAGGACCCAGGCCACCCCCGCCCGGTCGTCCACGAGCAGGACGAACGCCAGGCCGCCCAGGTCGAGGACCTCCTGCATAAACCCGAGCTGGTGGCGCTGGGCCTCCGGCATCGAAAAGGATGCGTGTCCCGCCCCCCGAAACCCCTTCACATCGAAGGCCACCGGCACCAGCCCGCCGTCCGGCGCCCGCGCCACCCCGAAGTAGTCCGTCGCCCCCTTCGCCACCAGGGAGCGCCGGCCCTGGGGGCCCACCGTCGGTGGGTGTTGGCGCACCAGGAGGGCGGAGCCCGGCTCACCGGGCCGGCGCCGACTCCAGCGCCCCCGCCATCGGTAGTCCCGGTAGACCGCGATGGTCGGCCCGATCGCCGCCTCCGCCTGCGAGCCCGCCTGCGCCCGGCGCCGCCCGGCGCCCATCGGGCTCACTCCGCCACCCCGTCCTCGGCCTTCCGCCGGGCCAGCTCGGCCTCCAGCGCCCGGCGGTGCGCCTTCGCCAGCTTCCGCGTTTTCTTGTTGGACAACCCGAGCTGCCGGGCCAGGGCCTTCCGGGCCTGGCGCACCGGGTTGATGCGCTGGCCCTGGGCGCCCCGCTGCCCCTTGGCCGGCTTCGGCTTCCGGCCCAGGCGAGCCAGGCGTTCCGCCAGGGAGCCCACGAGGCCCAGGTGGCGGGGCGGGGGAGCGTGAGGATGACGCGCCATCGAACCTCCTAGAGAATCGGGCCGGTGCCGAGCTGGCCCAGGAACGTGAACACATCGCCAGCGCAGGCGGCCGCCGATCGGCCGCCCTCAGTCGTCGTACCCGAACACCTTGCGGGGAGGCGCCAGGTCGGGCGCTTCCTCCTCGAGCTGGGGCGCCGGCGCCGCCTTCGGCTTGGGCTGCCCCCGGAACCCCGCCTCGATGCAGGGGTCGCACTTCCGCCGGATCGGCGGCTGGTCGGGCACCGGCGGCACCAGGGTGCTGGCCTCGTGCTCGGTGCCGCAGTCGCACACCGCCGGCACCCGGTAGAGCCAGGGCGGACGGCTCGAGGATTCAGTCTCGGTCACGTTCCCTCCTTGGGCGAGCGCATCGCCGCCGCCCGGTCCCGCAAGATGAAATCAAAGGCGCTACGGCGTCAGCCCCAAGTCGAGCACTTCAGCGGGCTTGCTCCATTGCTCGGCCATAGCGCGCGCCAAGCCGGGGTACGTGAGACTTCTCAACTTCCACCGGTCGGGGCTGGGCCCCAGCTTGTTCTGGCCGCCGGGGGTCTGATTCCCCCAGCGGGGCCGGGCCCCTTTCTCGCCGTGGCAATTCGGGCACCCGTACTTCCCCACCCCGTCCTCGAGCCGGAGCCCACAACAATAGAGCACCCCCGGCACGATTTCGGTCGGGGTGAGCGGCGGGAGGTTCTTCAGCCATAGACAGGTGGCCTTACTCGCGTCGTGGCCGAACTGCCACGGTTGCACGGTCTGAGTCGGAGGCCGTATCCGCGTCGAGATGCACCCGACCGGGTTTTCGAGGGCAATCTTGGGGATGGGCGCGTCGAGCAAGAGCCGCACGAAATCCAAGGCCGCCTCGGTCAGGGCTGCGCGGCCCGGGCGGCGGGTGTTCCAGTGCAACCCCGAAACGCACAGGTAGGTGCAGGGCGGGTGCGCGACCATCAAATCCCACCCGTCCCCCAGCACGGCCGCGACGTCGCCCTCGATATGCTGGCCGGGCGTCTCGGCGGGCAGGAGGTCGCACGACCACGCATCGTGCCCGAGCGCGGCGAAGGCATCGCGCACCGCGCCGGAAAACTCGCAAGCAACAAGCACCCTCACATTCCCTCCTTGGGTGAGCGCATCGCCGCCGCCAGCTTCATCGCCTTGGGGTGCGGCTTCCCGTCCCGCCAGGCATTCATCCGGGCCGCGTGAGCTTCCACCGCCGACCGGTCGCGCAAGATGAAATCGAAGGCGTCGTGGCGCTGGGTGTGCTTCCCGAGCCCCATCACGTACTCATCCTTCCGGGCCCCGTCCAGCGCGTAGAGCACCTCATCGAGCACCCCGCCATTCTCATCGAGGCGCCGCAGGACCGTCCGCAGCCGCTTCTCATCGAGTAGCGCCTTCGGATGGCCGTAGGTGTGCTGCCAGTAGAGGAACGCCATCTCGCCGGCCACCCGGCGGAGCTTCTGCTCGGCCACCGCCTCCCGACCCTCGACGGCGATCGCCCCCAGGACGGCGGCCACGTTGGCGCTGACCGCCTCGACGTTCCGGGCCACCTCCGCCGTCCGCTTCTTCTTCACCAGCGCCGTGGAGGCCGGAGGCGCGACAGCGCCTCCCTCGCTGTTGCTGTTACCGTTCGTTCCGTTCGTGTCGTCCGTATACGCAGGAGTCTCGCGCGAGACTCGCGGCTTTCTCGCGCGATTATCGCGCGAGGATTTGGCGAGGTTTTCAGGGGGGGCACCGTCGGACCGGCCCGGCGCCGGTTCCTCTTCCGGCGTAACCCCTTCCTGCGCCGCACGATACGCCTCCCGCGCCCGCGCCCGGTCCCGTTCCCTCTTCGCCAGGAGCTTCTCCTGACGCCACCAGCCCCGGAGCATCCCGTCGCCGTCCTGGCACCGAGCCCGGACCGCCTCCGCCCAGGCCCCCTTCGGGCCATCCCACCGGGCCAGGCGCTCGAGCCGGGACCCAGGCACCGCCCCGATTTCCCATTCCCCACCCCGGCCCAGGCCGCTCACCATCGCGAAGTAATGGCCCAGGGCCCGCATCGGATGGACCTCGAGCGCCACCGCCAGGTCGTCCACCAGGTCTGAATCGGCCGTATCCCAGTCCCACCGGAGCCAGCCGCTCACCGCCACACCCTACCGTGCTGGTCAGGCATCGGTTCCTCGGTCAGCAAAAGGAAAGGCCCGCCTCCCGCCGGGGAACCGACCGGCACCCCGAAGGGAGCGCGATCGCGGCAGTACTACGGGCCCAGGACAGCGAACTGCGATGGGAGCGCGACGGTTCCCCCGTCGCACCCCCGACACTACCATCCCCCGGGCTGGAGCGCCAGCCCCTCACGGCAGGAACCGCACGGCGTCGATCCGCGCAATCCCCATCTGCATCGCCAGGAGGGCGTCGAACGGCGTCGCCCCGCTCACGGTGAACTCCGTCCCCTGGTGGACCGCCGTCACCCGCCAGCGGTAATCGCCGGCGGTCTCCGGATTCCGGTCCATATCGAGGGAGAACCGGCAGGGCGGGTCCCACAACAGCCCCTCGAGCGCAGAGGCCTGGCGGGCCCGGCGCCGCCACACCTGCAGCCGGGCGCCCTGGGACACCAGGGAGGACAGCACCAGCACCGCCGCCACCAGGACCAGGGCGTCGGTCACGAGGCCTTCTCCTCCGCGCCCCGCCCCCGGGCCTCGAGCGCCAGGGACACCCGGAGCGCCTCCCGCCCCCGCTCGGTGGCGCGATGGACCGCCGCTGTGGCCCCCGATCGCGTCGGGCGCCGGTGCGGGGTCCGGACGATCAGCCCCGCGTTCCGCAGCTCCCACATCCGCGCCGAACAGGTGGGGTGCGACATCAGAATCCCGGCGGAGACATCATCCTGGGTCGCCCCCCGCTCGCCGGTGCTGATCACGTAGGCCAGCACCCGACGACGGTCCTTCGTGACCCGGCCCAGGCCCTCGCTGGCCGCCAGCCGGCTCGTCTCCTGCTTCCCCCGCACTCGCCCGCCCAGGGCATCGGTGCCGAGCGGGTCCCGGAGCGGGAGCGCCATCTGCGAATCGAACTCCGTCATCCCTCCCCCTTGCCGGCCAGGTCCTCGAGCGCGAACGCCCAGGCCTGCTCCAGCGATAGAGCGTAAGGGACCCGCTCACCCCGGCGGGTCCCGCCAGAATAGACCGCCACCAGGAGCCGCTCCCACCCCGCCTTGCGCCCGGCATCGTCTGGCCCCCACACCGCCAGGCACTTTTTCAGCATTCGCCGCGCGATCAGCTCCCGGACCTCCGGGGGCCATTCGCGGGGATGGGGGACCGGCGCCAGGGCAGCCATCAGAACGGCAGGTCGTCGTCCTCGAGGGGCAGCTCGGGCTCGGGCGCGGGATCCTCCGAGGGTGGCACATCACGCATCTGCTTCCCGATCGGCTCCCCGTAGCCCTCGGGCTGCTTGCCCCGATTCTCCCGGGTCGGGCGACGGGCCAGCTCGCGCTCGGTGCCCCCGGCCGCCACCCGCGCGTCCCGTTCCCCCGCCGGGTCGGTCCGCTCGAGCCACTCGGCAAAGGCCTTCGCCATTCCCCGGTAGCCCCGGAGGCCCGCCCGGTCGGCCTGAATCATTATGGTCGCCGCCCCGGACTGCAGGGCCGCCAGGAACTCGGGCGTGATGGGGTCGGGCAGGAGGCCAGCCACCTGGAAGCCGTGCCGCGCGAGCAGGAGCGCCGCCGCGTAGGTGTCGCCGATCGTCACGAACTCGGCCGCCATCCGGCGCTGCTTCGCCGTGGCATCCTCGGCCTGGGCCGGCGCCGAGCGCCGCGCCGGCGCCGACTCGGCCGGCGGTTCGCTCGAGGCCGGCGAGCGGGACGGCGGAGCGGACTGCCGGGCATCCCCCCCGGCCGCCACCCCGTCCACCTCCATCGCGGTGTGCCGGCGCCGCTTGCCATCGGGGCCCTTCGACTCGCTCACGGTGAGGATGAGGGAGGGCTTGCCGTTCACCCGGAACTGGCGCACCCCGTCCTTGAGGGGCATCTCCCGGATCGCGCCAGCGCCGAGCAGCTCCTCGTCGGCCCCAGGATGGAAGAAATGGGTGTACTCGCCGGCCGGATAGGCGTCGGTCGCGTGAGCGGGCTCCACCACCAGGGCGCCCTTCAGCTTCTCGCCGTATTCCTCGTGGACGAACCAGTCGGCGTACTTCAGCGTCGCCACCAGCGGGAGATTCACCTGCAGGTCCAGCGTCGGACGTCGAGCCATCACTACCTCCGGGTCAGGGAAGGCCTCAGCCGTCGAGGCCCAGGTTGAAGCGGTCAGAGCCATCATCCGGCGGCAGGAGCACCACCGGTTCCTCCTTCGGCGCTAGGGCGCCGGACTTCCGAATCAGCGTCCGGTAGAGCGCGGCGTGAGGGTCGCAGAACGCATCCCCCCATATCCGCACCACCACCGGGGCCTCGCACGAATCCACGCAACAGCGAGCATCGCCCATCGAGCCACCTCTTGCGGCCCCCTCGCCGGCACCCTAACTTCCCGGTGCCTCTGGTCAGGGGCACACACCGTAGGGGAGCGCCACCACGTCTGGTCAACGTCGGTGGCGTTCCGTTTTTCAGGACCCCGGAAAGAGCGTCGCCACCGGCATCCCGGTCACTTCAGCCAGGTAACCCTGGACCTTCGCCCGGTTCGCCGCCGCATCGCCCTCGGTCCAGGGGTAGGCATCGTGGAGGACCCGCGACACCGTGGTCTCCGACACCCCGAGCGCCCGCGCCACATCGCTCTGCCGGAGGCCGGCCTGGCGCAACAGCATCTGCCGCCAGGCGCCGTCCTTCACCGGGCGCACCGTCGCCACTCGCGTCATTCGGCCTCTCCTTTCCAGGGCTTGATCGGGGTCACGCTGACCGGGCGCCCCTTCTCCCGGAACGTGCGCTCCATCCCCTCGCCGTGCGACCGGCAGTAGGGGTAGGTGACGGCGGCCCCATTCTCCCACACCACCCGGAGCAGGACCTCCGCCGCTTCCTGACAGAACACCGCTGCATCGTCGTCCCCGAACTCGTCGGTGAACGCGCATCGAGGGGCAGAGCCCCGGGGGTCAATTCTCGTCATTGGTGCCCCCAGGATAGTCGTCCCCGGGCCGGACCGCAAGCCCTTGCGCCACCGCTTGCGGCACCTTGCCGTGTTGACCCCGGGGCCGGTGCTCGAGCCCCGCCAGGCGGAGCCAGCGCCGCCACCCGTTCCGCGCCCGACCCCGACCCCGACTCGGCCGGCCCACGAACCGCTGCGCCAGGGTGTGGTAGGCCGCCACCCCGAAATGGTCCGCCACCTCCCGGGTCGTCGGGGCCCGTCCGAGCAGGGCCCCAAGCGCCGCCAGGCGCCGCACCAGGTCGCAGAGCTTCGCCCGGCGCTGTAGGTGCTGCCGCCGGCGCTTCGCCCCCCGCACCCCAAGCCGCCAGCGCGGGTCCGCCGAACTGAAGGGCTCGAAGGACTGCAGGTGGGCGGTCGAGGACCGGTCCCGGGGCGGCACCTCCGGGGCCCTCACGAGCCCACCGCCGCCGCGATGCGGTGCCAGAAGGCGGCCTGGGACCGGGCCCGCTCGAGCGCATCCGCCAGGCGCTGCACCTCGGCGTCGTAGCCCCGCGCCCACCCCGCCGCGTTGTCCTCGAGCGCCCGCCGGGTCCCCTCGGCACCAGGGGAGCCCATCTGCGCGGCCGCTTCCTCGCGCCGCGCCTTCTCGATCGTTTCCGGCCGGACGCCCTCAGCCATCGGACTCCTCCTCGGGTCGGGGCCCGCCCCGGAAGCAGGACGGGCAGCGGAACACCTCGCTGAAGCCGCAGGTGCCCCGGCAGCAGTCGCAGAACTCCTGCGAGCCGTAGGCCATCACCGACCGGGCATCGGCCAGCGTGTCCACCTGCAGGAGCGTCTTGTGGGTTTCGCAGATGATCGCCCAGGGCCCCCCGTCCTCGGGGTTGATGCCCTGGTCCACCGCGCGGTAGACGGCGACCCATCCCCGGCCGCCATCCTGGGCCCCACCCTCGGGGCCGGTGCGCCGGGCGCCCCGGTTCCCCAGGTAGTCGCGGAACGGATTGCGTTCAGCCATTGCGGACCTCCTTCCGATTGCGGTGCTCCACCAGGGCCCGCTTCGCGGGGCCCAGGATGCGGCCATAGACCTCCCCGACCTCGGGGGCCGGGCACCCGGCCGCCTCGAGGGCATCGGTGAAGGCCAGGACCGCGTCGGCGACGGCACCGAACTGCGCCGCCACCGGGTCGGCCGGCCGGGCCCGATCGGGCCCAGGCCGCAGGGACGACAGGCACATCCTCAACCTCCCACGTGCGGGGTGAAACCCAGGACCCGGAGCATCGTGGGCGTCAGGTCGCCCTTCGGGGCCAGGGACAGGAGGAACTCGCCGAACACCCGGGCGCCGTGGACGTCGAGCGCCTCGTTGCCCCACTCCCGGCGCCAGCCGGTCCCTTCGGCGTCGTTGAACAGGACCTCGACGCCCGTCGCGTCGCACACCACCAGGACGGCCGTGGCATCCTCGGCGCACCAGGCATCTCCGAGCGCCAGCTCGGCCTCGCCGACGATCGGCGCCCAGGTCACCGTCCACGGCACCGCGCCGGCGAAGGCGTCGAAATCGCGGCGATTGAACGGCCGCATCGCGGGGGCCTTCACTTGGCCCCCCCGGCCACCTGCGCGACGACACGAGCGCGAGCGTCGAGGCCCGCCCGGACCGCCACCTTGGTGAACTTGTACATCTTGCCATCCTTCACGCGCCGCCCGAGCAGGGGCTGCTTCCACCCGGTGGTCAGGCCCACGAGCTGGAACAGCTCGCCCAGGGCCACGAACTCGCGGCCCAGGTCGGAGGGCTCGAGCCCGTAGACCGTCGCCGCCTGACGGAAGCGATCGGCCTCCTTGGTGAGCACCAGGCCATCCTCGCGGACGGTGGACACCTCGAGCTTGAACGTCGCGTGAGAGGGGCTGAAGGAGCCGTTGCCGAGCTTGATCACGAGGCCGTGCTTGGCCGCGACTTCAGCCAGCGCGGCGTCCACATCGAGCCGGAGCGCCTGGAGGGAGGACTTGGAGAGAGCGGTCATTGAACACCTCGTCGGTCAGGGTGATGGCGGGGGCAGGTCAGCGCCTCCGCCTGACAGAACATTAGCATCCGGGCCCGGTTTCCGCAAGGCCTTGCGGGGGCCAGCTTCCGGGGGCCCCCCGGCGGACCTCCCCGGCCCACCAGGCCCGGCGCATCTCGGCCGCCCGCTCGAGGTAGGCCACCACCTCCCCGGACGGCGCCCCCAGGCGCCGGGCGATCCGGGCCAGGAGCAGGGCCTCCTTGGCCCGGGCCCGGTAGAGGACCGGCCGGGGGCTCACCAGGCCCCCCGGGAGCCGCCGGCCACCCGGCGGGGCCGGAGGGGGAGCACCCCGGGCTCCCCGCCCCCGCCAGGCATATCCTCGGGCCCGGGGTCCCCAGGGCACCCCACGCACACCACCGACCCGTCGAGGGCCACGTAGAGCCGCTCGGCTCCACACTCGGGGCAGGGCACCCCGGCGAGCCAGCGGGACGACATCGCGCTCACCGGGCCCGCCGGGGGTTGAGGCGGTCCTCGATCGCCGCCATCCGACGATCGAGGGACTCGAGGGAACGGGCCTGGCGGTCGTGGCCGTGGCGGGTCCGGGGCTCCACCGCATACTCGCGGTAGAACCGGGCCTCGAGGACCGCCAGCTCGCGGCGGAGCGCCGCGCGTTCGGAGCGTTTCATCGTGGAGACTCCCCCCGGGAAACCCGGCGTAGCAGGTTGACGAGGGCCCGGCTGCAGTCCTTCCGCCGACAATTGTGGCGCATCGAGCCGCCGGGCCAGGAGAAGATGTAGTCCCCGGTGCCCCGCGCGATGCGGACCCGGAGCCCGAGCTGCTGCGCGAGCTTCACCGCCTCGCGCAGGTGCAGCCCGTTCGGAATTTCTGGCGGGCCGCTCACTTGGCCCGCCCTTCGGCCGCCCGGGCCTCGCGGACCTGGGCCACCAGGCGCTCGACCGGGGTGAGCAGCTCGAGCACCTGCATCAGCAGGACGCCCTCCACGGCGGTCCCGTACCGCATCGCGTCGAGGGCATCGCCCCGGACGAACGCCAGGCCATCGGTCATCTTCGTGAGGGCCTCCGACATCATCCCAGGCATCGGGGCGGGGGCGGGGGTGGAGCGGGAGCGGGTCACTTGGCACCTCCAGTCAGGGTGAGGCCCCGGGCGAACGCCTCCGCCCGGAGCCGGTCGAGGACATACGGCTTGGCGACAGCCAGCTCGCCGAATGACAACAGGGTCTTGAGCACCGCATCGGGCCACCGCGCGACATCGTCGGTGGTCGGGCAGAGGGGGACCTTAGCGGGCATCGGACACCTCCTCCTCGGCCTCGGTCAGCTCCTCCTCGAGCGCGTCCACCGCGTCCTGCATCGAGCACATCGAGCCGCGCTGCTTGCCGAGCGCCGCCCGGAGGTGGGCCAGCCAGTAGGCCTCCGCCCGGCTGGCCTCGCTCGAGCCGGCCACCAGGTCCTCGGCCTCGTCCACCAGGTCCGAGATTTCCTCGAGCACTTCCGCGAGCCGGTCCAGGGCGTCGCGATCAATGGGACGGGGCATCTTAGGCCCCCACGGCTGCGAAGTACCCGATGGCGACGACAAGCGTCGAGCCGTCGGGCTTCGTGGAGAACTCCGGCACCGAGCCGGTGTAGAAGATGACCGCCTCGCGGACCAGCTCGAGGTCGGTGCCCGCCGGCACGGTCCGCCGGATCGGGTTCTTCCAATGGGACCGATTCGCCACCAGGTCGAACGCGGCCTTTAGCTCCGCGCGGGACCAGGGGGTGCCGGTCTCAGGATTGAGGGAGGGACGATCGGACATAGATACCTCCGGGTCAGGGTGACGGCGGGGAGGGTCAGCGCCCCGCCTCCACTACGTTAACATCGGGCCCCGATTTCCGCAAGGGCTTGCGGGGACCGGGATGGGACCGGGGCCCTGGGGGCCTACCGCCGGCCCCCCTTCCGGCCGGCCCGGGCCTTGGCCGCCCGGGCCTTCCGCTTGGCCGCCCGCTCCGCCTCCACCCGGACCATCATCGAGCGCAGGTAGATCGCGCCGTGCGACACCAGGACCTCGGCCGGGCCACCCCGGCGGGAGCGGTAGGGGCGGAGCACGATCGTCTCCGCCCTCAGCTCGAGCACCATCGTCCCAAAGGAACCGGCCTGCACCAGCCGCCGCAGGGGCTTCTCCGTTGCGCGGGTCATACGCACCTCCGTATAGGTCAGGACACCGAGCGCGGAACCCCCGCGCCCTAACCCTAATATAAGAATGGGGTTAGGCCACTTGGCCGTTTTCGGGGGCGATCGCGCGGCAGGCGCCAACGTCGCGCGAATAAATGGGGGGTTGACTCGGCTTTCCGACCTTCCCGCCAGGACGCACCCCGGGCCCGGAGGGAGGGTCGGGAGGGGCGATGGAGCGAGGGAGGATGGGACCGCGCCGACCCGGGGGGAGCCGCCCCCCGGACTACCATCGGCGGGATGGGGAGGGAGCTAGGCGTCCACCGCCCGGAGCGGGATGCGCCGGACCGACGACAGCGAGCCGGAGGTGATGTTGAGCTGCACCTCGTACCACTCGCCGGCCACCACGGCCACGGCCGGCGGGAGGATACCCCGGAACAGCCCCTCGCTCGCCGCCACATAGGCCAGGGCCACCGGCCAGGTCGAGCCCGCCACCGGGGCCCCGGACGGATCGAGCAGCGTCACCTCGACGGTCGCCGCCGCATCGAGGTAGGTGTCGGTGACCTTGTTTTTCAGCTTCTGGACCTCGAGCACATTCGAGGACCCCTGCAGGAAAATCAGCTCGCGCACCATTGTCACACCCCCTCGATAGGTTCAGGACCGCCGCAGCACGATCGCGTGAGGCGCCAGCGCCGGCTCGCCCCGGACCCGGCGCCAGGCCAGGGCCTCGTAGCAGGCCGCCAGGCCAGGACCCAGCGCCGGATAGCACCGGACCTCGTAGGACAGCGCCCCCAGGATGAAATCGGTGACGACGCCCACCCCGACCGGCTGGGTGATCGGGCCCAGGAGCCCGACCCCGGCGCCCCGGACCTCGGCCTGCGCCGTCGCCGCGCGTCCGAGCACCAGGGGAGCGGACCCCGCGCCCCCGACCCCGACCGCGCCAACCCCCGCTCCCACCAGCTCGAGCCCGGCCGCGCCGGTGCCCTCGAGCGGGATGGACCCGGACCCGGCACTCGAGAGGCCCAGGGGCTGGGCCCCGGTCCCGCTCACCAGGACCGTCGCGGCCCCAGCGCCCGTCAGCGGGCCGATCGTCCCCGAACCCGTCCCCGCAATCGGGGTCGCGCCGACAAAGCCGGTCGCGGCCCCTGCGAGCGCCAGGGCACCGCTGCCCACCCCGGCCGCCGGGATGGACCCGGCACCGGAGCCCGTCAGCGGTCCGAGCGCCCCGGCGCCGGCGCCCTGCGCCTCCACCCCACCGGCCCCGGCACCCGCCAGGCCCAGGGAGGCGGCCCCCGCGCCGGTGACTTCCGTAGACTCCACCGTCCCGGCACCCGAGCCCGCCAGGGCCAGGGCCTTCGCCCCGGCGCCGGCGATCGGGGCAGAACCCGCCGCCGCGCCGGACAGCACCAGGGTCCCGGCCCCGTTCCCGGTGAGGGGCGGTTCCCCGACGAACCCGAACCCGACCCCCGCCAGGGCCAGCGTCCCGGCGCCATCGCCGGCGATGGGGGCTGTGGCCGCCCCAGCGCCTGCCAGGGCCAGCGAACGGGCGCCGGCGCCCTGCACCTGCACCGCCCCGGCCCCTGCGCCGGTGAGCGGCCCCAGGGCCCCAGCCCCCGACCCCCGGACCTCGACGCCACCGGCCGCCGCGCGGCCCAGCACCAGGGCAGCGGCGCCGGCCCCCGTCGCCGGCACCGTCCCGGCGCCCGACCCCGCCAGGGGGAGGGCCCGGGATCCGGACCCGGCAATCGGCAGGACCCCTGCGCCGGCCCCCGCCAGCTCGAGCGTCCCGGCCCCCGCCCCGTTGATGGCAGAGGCCCCCACGGTCCCGGCCCCGGCACCAGCCAGGGCCAGGGCCCCGGAGCCAGCCCCCCGGACCTCGACGGTCCCGGCCGCACTCCTCCCGAGCGCGAGCGCCCCGCTGCCAGCGCCCCGCACTTCGACCGCGCCGGCGCCGGCCACGCCCAGGACGATCGCGGCCGCGCCAGAGCCCAGGACCGGCGAGGCCCCGATGGTGTACTGCGGGGTGACGGTGTAGGTGTCGAGGACCGTCCCGTCGGATTCCACCACCTCGAAGGTGAGGACCGACCCGATGGGCAGCCGGGGGCTCGCGATCAGACACCAGGCCAGCTCCGTGTAGGCATCAGTCGTGAGGTCGAGCGCCGGCAGCGGGTTCGTATCGTCGCTGATGCGGCCGGCCTCGAAATCCCCGGTCGTCTTGCCCGACGGCGCTGCCAGGCGGGCGGTCGTCGCCGTCGCCGCACTCGGCGCGATATTGCTCGAGGGGCTGAGGACGACGGCATACTCGGCCACCCCGGCGGCCGAACGGCCCAGGGCGAACGTCCCCGCCCCCGCCCCGCTGATCGGCGCATTGCCCGCGCCGCTCCCCGCCACCACGATCGCCGCCGCGCCGCTGCCGGTGATTTCAGGGTAGGCCACCGTGCCCGCTGCCGAGCGGCCCAGGCCCAGGGCGCCCGCCCCGACCCCCGCGATCGCCACGGCGGCCGCTGCCGCCCGGCCCATCGCCAGGGCAGCGGAGCCGCTGCCGGTGATTTCCGAGGCCGCCACCGAGTAGTTGACGTCCACGTCGAGCAGGTCAATCTCGACCGTGGCGGAGTCGCCCATTCCGCCGCCCTCTTGCACCGTGGCCCGGAGCCGGAAGGCGTCGGCCGCCGTCTTGTTGTCGGTGCGGCCGGTGACCGTGACGGTGTACGTGGCGTCGGTGTTGGTAATGTCCCCGGTCGAGCCCGACCCCAGGACGTTCCCCGCGCCATCGAGCAGCTCGAGCAGGAGGGACTTCACGCGGCTGACGCTGCCCACCGTCCGCGCTTCCACCCGGAGCACAATGTCGCCGTTGACCTGGCCGAAATCGGTCGGCGTATCGGTCAGCTCGGCGTAGATCGCCTCGGCCGGACGGCCATCGGTCGCCCGCACATCATTGGAGGAATTGAGGTTGGCAACGGTCGCGCCGGTCCAGCCCGTCGCGTCGATGATGCTCGAGGGGGTGAGGGTGGTCAGCGGCATTAGGCGGCCCGCCTCGGCCCGTAGGCCGCGTCATTCCAGATGGCGAAGTAGGCGTCGTCGGGCAGGAGGGAGCCCCGCTTCACGCCCCAGTCGAACGGGTCGTACTCGTCCTCACCGGTCCAGAGGTACCGGTCGTCCACCAGGTGCCAGCGCCGCTGGTGGCTGGCCGGCGTCCGCCACTCAGCGATGACCTGCACCCCCTCGGCCGGCATCGCCAGGTAGTCCTCGCGGGAGGACCCGTCGAGGACCGATCCATCGGCGTACCACACCGAAAAGGGCCGCATCAGACGTCCCACTTCGGCCCGCCGTTCAAGCTCGCCCGGAGCTTGAACTGCTTGCTGGCCGGGTCCCCGGTCGCGTTCACCAGGGCCCGCAGGATGGTGGGCACATCGGCCTCCCGCGTGATCGCGCCATCCTGGGACCCGATCATCGTGTAGCCGGACTCGCTGCCGTCGTCCTCGCCGAACTGGAAGCCCTCCTGCTCGAGCGTGACCGCGCCGACCGAATCGTCGTCGGACGCCAGGAGGGTCTGGTTCGCCACGACATCCGTCGAGGACAGCGCCCCAGCGTAGATCGCCCCGTAATGCCAGGCACCGTCGGGCGAGCGAGCGAACGTGCCGCTGCTGTCCCGGTTCATCGCAATGAGGTCGGAGTCCGTCGGGATCGAGAGGGTGGACCCCGAGGTGAGCCCCACCGTCTTGTTCCCGCTGGTGACCTCGGTGCCGTCAATCCAGATACGGGCCCGGTCGGCCTGGGTCGCCTGGTCGGTGTCGATGACGACCGTCACGACGTGCCTCGTCGTGAGCGAGCTGCCATCCCAGGTCACCAGGAAGTCTGCGTCATTCCACGAGAGCTGGTAGACCCGCCCATCGCCGGACTGCGTCCCCTGCACCATCAGATGGAACACCCCGGCGCCGCCATTCCGACGGGAGATGCCGAACACCCGGCTGTTCGTGATCGTGGGCTGGGTGTCCGCGCGAATCACGCACTCGATGGTGAGCTGCTTCGCGCCGTGCATATTGTCCCGGATCAGATCGCTCGTGTTGTTGATCTGATGCCGGGCGTACCCGCCGGCGTCCCTGGTGGTCGTCTCGAGGCCGCGCTTGCCCGCCGACGGCTCGATCCACGCCATATTCCCCGACCCGTAGTCCATCGCGTCGAGATGGTAGGCGTTGCCGCTCGCGTCCGCGACTGACGTCGGGGACGTCCCGGAGGCCGCCTCGTTGGCGAGGTAGCGCACCAGCAGGTTCGTGTTGACGAGCGGCATCCGGCCTCCGAAACCTGAACGCGCCGGGAGCCCCCTGCCGGAGCAGGGAGCCGCCGGCGCGACCCGCTACCCGACTAGGTGAGCGAGTAGGAGAAGCTGGTGATGGTGACCACCTGGGCCACCGCAATCACCACGTTGTCCAGCTCGAGGTCCGCCCCGGAGGACGTCGCGCCGACGGTGCCGTCGATCCGGCGCGTGTCGCCCGCGTTCTTCAGGCGGTAGTGAGCGGCCGTGCCGGCGCCGTCGGCGGAGGCGTCCTGCCAGGTGCCGCTCTTCGCCTTCGAGCCACCCGAGGCGGCCGCCCAGGGCGTCGCCGGCAGGGTGATGGACGCCAGGAGCGTCCCGGTCGCCGCGTTCTCCGCGCCCGGGCTCGCGCCGGTGCGGATTTCCAGAATGGAGCCCGCCGGGAATTCGGTGTCGAACCGATCCAGGAGCGCGTTCGCGAGCGCGACATTGGTGTCCAGAGCCATCGTGGTATCCCCCTAACAGGTTGACAGGTTGGCCCGCTCGAGGGCCGCATCAATGCGGGCGGCTGCCGCTCGCACGTTCCGAAAGGCCTTCACCGACGACTCCGCCTCCCGGCGCTGCAGCTCCGACAGGAGGTCGTGGTACTCGTAGAACGCTGACCGAACCCCCGGCCGGGCCAGGGCGGCCTCCTCGCGGCCGGGGTCCCCGCCGGCCTCGAGGACCGCCGGGGCAAACACGTTGAACCGCCAGGCCGCGCGGTCCCGGAGGGACCGGGTCGAATCCAGCGGCGAGGCCACCGACGGCGGACGGACCTGGGCCACCTAGTACTGGTCCTTCTTCGTCGGCGGCCGGTAGACGGGCGGCTCCGCCGGGGGCGGGGCCGGCGGCTCGTACCGCTCGCCGGTGTTGGGCTGGTTGCCCGGCGGCTTCGTGCTCCGGGACATCGAGCGCACGAACAGCACCAGGCACCCGATGCACAGCGCGGCGAAGATGACAATCGCCCAGGGGCCCTGCAGGAATTCGCTCACATTGCCTCCTCGGTCGCGGCCGGCGGGGCCCCCGCCTTCGGGCTTGAGGGCAGACTGACCCCGCCAGCGATCGCCTTGGCCGTCACGAAAGCATCCGCCCCGGTGAAGGCCACGACACACCCCATTATCACCATCGAGGCGTCAGCGGTGAGGTGGCCGCTGATGCCCAGCCAGAACGTCAGCCACATCCCCTCCTGGACGACAATGAACTTCCGGCCGCCCATCCGGTCCAGGAGCCCGCGTTGCTTCACGAGCGGGCAGCGACCTGAATCGTCGAGGCCGGGTCCGCGAGCCAATGAGGGCGAGCGCCGAGCGTTCCCGGGTCCACGTCGAGCCCGTAGTAGTCCTTGCACACCTTCCCGTTCGCCGGGTCCTGCCCGTCGGTCGGGAAGCAATGCACGACGCCAATGAGGACCGCCGTCTGCGCGGGGCTCGTGGCGAGCTGCGTCGCCGTGAACCGGGCGGCCGCGATCGCCTCGCATTCCGCTTCCCGGCGCTGCAGGCCCCCGAGCCCGGCCTTCCCGTCGGGGAACTCGAACACCCCGCAGATGATGGTCGAGGTAGGCAGCATCACCACCGAGCCATCGGTGAGGACCCCGAGCGCGGAATCGCCGCACTCGCCGTAGCAGGCCACCAGGGTGCTGTCCTTGGCGAACAGCCGGAGCGCCGTCGCCACGGTCGTGGAATCCACGATCGGGGGCGGGGGCGGGGTGTCGGCGATCGTCCCCGTCCACGGCTTGCAGGTCGGGCTCGAGGCGAGCTGCCGGCGGAGCGCCACGACGCACACGTACCCGTCGTAGGTCCCCGGCGCCAGGCCGCCCCAGGCGAACGTCGCCGTCCGGCTCGACGGAATCTTGGTAACCGAATCCGGCCCGATCGCCCCGTCGTTCGTCCCGGCGTAGATGAGGAACCCGTCGAGGGCCCCCTTCCCATCGTCGGGCCCCGGCCGGTAGTTGACCGTGACCGAAATGGAGTCGCCGGCCACCACGACACTCTCGACGGCCACCGTCGCGTCCATCGCGGACGCATTGGCCGCCTTGGGCCGGCAGCCCAGGCCGCTCACCAGGAGCGCCACGAGCCCCAGGAGGGGCCAGTCCCGAGCCCGGATCACGAGGCCTGCCCCTTCAGTTTGCCGAGCTGGAACACCCCGGCCGCCACCAGGCCGGCCGCTGCGGCGGACACCGAGCTGATGTCCACCCCGATCGCGGCCGCGCCCTGGGCGAGCAGCGCCGGCACGATTGCCATCACCGCGATCTTCGCCAGGTTCGGCAGCCCCGCCACGAACTTGCTGTAGGTGCTCACCAGCCACATCACCCCCGAGATGACCGCCGGCAGGATGACCGGGTCCCGGAGCAGGTTCACCACCGCCAGGACGGTGTCCACCAGGGCCGCCGGCAGGAGCAGGTGCTGGTACAGGAGCGCGATCGAAAACATTGGACCTCCCAGGATGAGAGACTGCCCGGATCACTCCGGGATGATGCCGGTGAGCTGCCCGACAGCGGCCGCGAATTGCGCCCAGCCGTGGTAGCCCCCGTTGACCTTCTTTCGCACCAGGCGCCAGTCGCCGGCCTCGGCCGCCTGCGCCACCCGGCGCTCGCGGAAGTAGGCCGCCAGGGCCCGGGCCGCCGGCTCCGGCTCGAGCAGGAGGTCGGGATGGGCCAGGAGGTCGAGCCCCAGGATCATCCCGTAGGTGCGGTAATTCTCCTCCCAGGTGAGCTGGACGTAGCCCCGCCCGAAGTACCCGCTGGTCCAGTACCGGTCCTGCAGGGCCCGGAGGGAGGGCTGCCGCTCGGCGCTGGCCCGCTTCTCCCGCTTGGGGAGGAAATCCCCCGTCTCCACGGCCACCGTCGCCGCACACGCGACCTGGGCCGGATGGGAGGCCACCCCGAACTCCCGCAGCCCCGCCAGGAGCGCCGGCCAGGCCACCGCCACGTTCGCCAGGGGAGCGCGGCAGGCCGCCGCCACCCGCTCCGCCGTCAGGTCCACCAGGTCCTCGGGCGCCATCGCCACCCCCTAGAACACCTTGTAGCCCGCCACCACGGCGAGCCCGCAGGATCCCGAACTCGCCACCGCGCACCCCGGCCCCACCACCACCTCGGGCATCGGGATGAAGCCCAGGAGCTTCGGGGGCTTCTTCCCGACCGGCGCCGTCTGCACCAGCACCAGGAGGGAGTCCCGCTGCTCCTCCACGAGCCCCAGCCGGGCCCGGACCGCCAGCTCCCGGGCCCGAACCGCCGCCAGCTCCTGGCCCACGGCGCCCAATTCCCGCTGCAGGCCGCCGATTTGCCCCGCCTGGGCCTCGATCACCCCCAGGGCGGCCACGAGGGAGTCCCCCTCGGTCTGCGCGGCCCCCAGGGCCTCCTGGGCGCTTGCGACCTTGGCCGCCAGGCGGACGTTCCGGGCCCGCTCCTGGAGCCGGGCGGCCTCCGCCGCCTGGGCCACACTATCCGCCCGGGCCTCCGCCGCCCGGGCCGCCGCGATCGAATCCGCCTGGGCCGCGAGCTGGGCCCGGACCGCCTCCCGCCGCTCGAGCCAGGCCACCTCGATCGCGTCGAGGTGCCGGGCCGCCAGGGAGTAGGTCAGGAGGCCGCCCAGGAGCAGCCCGCCCCCCAGCCACTTGAGCCAGTCCGGGCAGCCCATCCTCACGAGCTACCCCGCCGCAGCTCGTCGTGGGCGCCCTGCAGGCGTCCGAGCTGGATCGCCAGGTCCTGCTGGCCCGCCAGGGCCCGCTCTACCATCGCGTTGCCCCGGGCGATTTCCGCCGTCAGGAAATCCATCGAGGCCCGCAGCGACGGAATCGCCGACAGGGCCGCGTTGTTGTGATTCACCCGGCGGTCCAGGTCGCCCAGGCGGGCCCGCTTCGTCTCGAGCGCCGCCTGGATCGCCTCCTGCCCACTTCGCAGGTGCTCCAGGTCGGCCTCGAACCGGGCCAGCCGGGTCAGCTCGGGGGCCAGGGCCTCCCGGACCGACCGCTGCAGGAGCGGGGCCCCGAAGTAGCGCACGGTCAGCACGAGCGCCGTGAGGACCGCAATGCCTTTCACCACCGCCTCGAGCAGGTCTAGAATGAACGGGTCCACGGCGCCTCCAGAACGGAAATACGAACCGGCCCCGGAGGACTGCTCCTCGGGGGCCGGTGTGAACGGCGTCGGTCTGCTCCCTCGAAACTAACACATCCTCCCGCGCCCGTCACTAGCCCAAGCCGAGCCGGGCCTTCCGCCGGGCGTCCTTGGCCGCCAGGTGCGCCAGGATGTGGGCCGGGGCCCCGGCGGCCGTCGCATACTGGAGCGGGGAGAGGACCCCCGTCCGCTCGAGCCGGGACAGACAGCCGTCGCAGCCCCAGTCTTGCCCGACTGCCACCATCCGCAGGTCCCGCAGCGCGTCCGCCCGGACCTGCCGCCGGCAGGCGCACCGGAGGACGACGTCGCCAGCCAGGCCCAGGGCGTCCGCCATCGTCGGCGGATTCCACCGGCCACCCGGGGGCGTCACGCGGCCTCCACTTCGACCGTCACGTAGTCGGCCGGCGCCGGCGTCCGATTCGCATACTGGTCGTTGTTCGTGCCCTGCAGCCAGTTGACCTGCCCCGGGTCGATCTGGAAATGCGACCCGCCATCGTTGCCGTCGATCGTGAAAGCGGTCGCGACGATCCGGACGTCGTCGTTCGTCCCCAGCCCGGCCACGGTGTACTGGTAGGACTCGTTGAACGTCTGGTGGTCGGTGTTCCCCAGGCCTTCCGCCGCCGCCCCGTAGAAGTAGGTGCCGCGCGTGACCCAGCCGCCGCCGTCGTTCGTCTGCACCTCGAGCGTGAGCTGCACCTCGCAGTAGGTGGGCGTGAACTTCGTGTTGACGATCGCCCACACCTGCACCTCGAAGGTGACGGTGTACTTATCGTCGTAGGCCGGCATATTCGCGCCCAGGTCCACATCGAGGTTGGTGAGCGTCGTGATGGTGCCGGCCGACCAGGACACCGAGCGCGGCGTCGTGGAGGTGTTCTTCTGGCGGAGCCGCGCCTGCACCGTCGCCCCGGACACCGACAGCCCGAGCAGGGTCGAGTCGTCAATCTGCGCCGTGGACTGCGGGGCCAGGAGGGAGCCGGAGTAAATCTGCGTGAAGGCAGAGGCCACCGTCGTCAAGGCGTTGGTGTTCAGGGTGACGGTCGTGGAATTCGTGTAGCTGAGGATGGTGGTGGTCAGCGTCGCGCCACCGGAACCCGCCCCCGCCACCTTGATCGCCTTCCCCGCATCGCCCGACTTGAACGTGCCCTCGGTCGCCGTCAGGGTCGCCGTCCCGCTGGTGATCGAGGCCTTCAGCTCCCGATACTCGTCCGCCGTCGTCCACACCGACTCCGGGATGTAGGTGGCCCCGCCCAGGATGCGGAACTTCGGCACCGTCTGGAAGGCCGGCGCAAAGGTCAGGACATCCTTATGCCGGGCGAGGAACACCTGCCGCCCCTTCACGATCGTGCGCGTGTTGGCACCGTCGTCCTGGCGGACCCCGGTGTTCAGCGTCGTCGGGCCATCGAGCGCCCCCCACAGTCGGGTCTCGCTTTCGGTGAGCGGCGCGGACAGCGTCTTGAGCAGCCCCTCGAGGTCGCCGGCCTGGCCCTGCACCACCGCCGTGTAGGCCGACGGCTGATAGCCCGGGGCCACCGCCCGGGCCCGGTAGTAGTAGGTCGTCGCCGTCACCGGCAGCGGGTCGATGAACACCCCGCCCGCGCCGTCGGGGAACGTCTGCCGGGCCCGTTCCACCCAGGAGGTGGAGCCGTTCGGGCTCCGCTCGATGGACACCTCGAACCCGGGCCCCGGGCCCACCACCCGGAGCGCGATCCCGGTCTGCCGGGGCTGGGTGGTGCCATCGATGAGCGTCGTTGTCGCCAGCGCCATCAGTAGAGCCCTCCCACCACCTCGAGGACCGGCGGCACCGGCGCCGTCGGCATCGTGCCCGTCGCGGTCCAGGTCACCTTCGTGGCCTGGGCGGACACCCCACCCGAGCCATCCGCGAGCCGGACCGTCGCGCCGTAGGAGGCGCCCGACGTCAGGCCCACGAGCTGAATCCGCGTCGTGCCGGCCGGATAGTACCGGACCCGCACCAGGCCATCCCCGCTCGGGCTTTCCATCAACAGCTCCACCGGATAGGTGGTGTCGGCGTTGGTGAAGCTCAGGAGCGCCGACCCCTCGGTCACCGACCCGACCGACAGCCCCGACGGCGCCGTGAGCCCGGCCATATCCAGGTAGTCATTGCCGGAGGGATAGGCCCAGCCCGACGGGATTTCCGGCGTCTTGAGGTTCGTCCCGACCGACCGGGCCCGAACCCAAATGCGCTGCCCGGCCGGCAGCGGCCCGATCGTCAACGTCTTCGATGCGTTGAGCCAGTAGGACCGGCTCCACCGCTCGACGGGCACCGCCGCAGCGGTCGCCACCGACGTATCCGTGGCCGCCAGCTCCACCGACACCGGGTCGCCCTGGGCGTTCAGCGTGACGGTGAACGTCACCGAGCCCGAGCCGCCCGACAGCGCCCCGACCGTCGGCGCGTTGAGGATGGCGTTCGGGCCCATATCGAGGACCCGCAGCGTGATGGCCGCCCCGGCCTCGTTCTTCTCCATCACTCGCACCAGGCGGGTCCCGCCCCGCTGGTTCGTGCCCGGGTTCGGCACCTTGTCGAGCGTCGCCAGGAGCAGCCCGCCCAGCGCCGCCCCCTTCGGCACCGTGGTCCGCCGGCACGAGAGGACCGTCTCCATCGGCCCGTAGCCGTAGAGGTTGCGGAACTCCTCGATCAGCCCCAGGACCCGGCCCCGGGTCGTCAGCTCCCGGGACACCCCGTGCTCCAGCTCCCCGTCGCCGACCCGGATGCCCGTCGCCTTCAGGACAAACTCCTTGTCGCCCAGGTCCAGCCGGCCGAAATCCACCGCCCGGAGGGAGCGATCGGCCGACACGATCAGTCCAGGGGACACCTTCACCGCCGCCCCGTCCCGGGAGCCATTCTCGATGGCCCCGGCCGGCGTCAGCTCGGCCTCGGCCGCCCATTGCACCTCGAGCACCGTGATGGCATTCGACCGGTTCAGCGACCAGGAGGGGGGCTCGCCCGCCACCAGGTCGCTCTGCCCCAGGGAGGCCACCCCGGCCGTGGTCGAGGGCATCCGGAGGTCCACCAGGGCCACCGCGCCGGCCTCGTTGAGGTAGTACCCGAGCCCGGACTGCAGGCACACCTCCTCGAAAAACTTGGACATCTCGATCGGCTTGTCCCGCACGAACCGCAGGGTCTGGAACGTGGTGTCCGCCAGGATGGCCGCGAACGAGGTCGCATCGTAGGGCCACGCCCGCTTGACCGACCCGTCGCTGTTCAGCGGGGAGAAGTAGCCCAGGAGCGCGTCCTTGATGAACTGCGCGGGGTGCTGGTCCGAGAGCAGGAGCGGCGTCTCCTTGTCCACCGACACGTGCGGCTGCACCACCGACACCTCGCCCGTCACCCCATCGGCCGGGATGGCGCCACCGCCGTCCTTGGCCTGGATGAACAGCACGGCGACGGGATAGCCGCCGTTGATCTTGGAATGCAGGAACCCGGTGTCGAGGTCCAGGCCGCCCAGGTCGTAGTCGATCGTCTGCCCGCTCGAGGCCCCGGACGTATGCTTGATGCGGACGGCCACCCGATCGGTGAACCGGGTCCGCGACGTCGTGAGCGCGTTCACCACCGGCACCCCCAGCGCCTTGAGGCCAGCGGTGTAGAGGTTCCGGGGGTCGGCCCGCGTCGCGCTGGTGAGCGTGAACACCCCGACCCCGCCAGAATGGGCGGTCAGCGTCCCCCGCATCGGCGCGGCGTTCGCCAGGAACGGCCCGTAGTCCACCAGGCGGCCCAGGGGCCAGAGCGCCACCCGGCTCGCATAGGTGACGTTGGCGTGAGGCAGGCCCCGGAAGATTTTGGCCTCGAGGTCCCGGCCGGCGTCCACGACATCGAGCTTCACCTCGGGACCGCTCTCGGTATCCACCGAGTCGATCCGCCCGGTGTACCAGCGGTCCCACACCGGCGGCACCGCGTCCACATCCTCGCAGAAATCCGCCTCGAGCCGCATCCCGAGCGGGAGCGGCATCCCTTTGACGTCGCCCATAAAGGCCGACACGTGGCGGGAGGCATTCGAGCCGCCGGCCGTGGTCCGCTTGTCCACCAGGGTGAAGGACATCGCCCCGCCCTTCTGCTTGCGGGACAGGAAATCCAGCGTCTGCTGCCGCCCGCGCGGGGGCTTCAGGTAGCCCAGGTAGGCGGTGCCGGCCGCATTGTACCGCCCGACCGACGAGCCCACCTCCACCATCGCCCCCGCCGCATAGAACGTGAAGATGCCCTCGGCCACATCGGTGTAGCAGGCCAGGAGCCCGCGCGTCATCGAGGCCGGCACCGTGTGCGACAGGGTGAGCCGGTTCCACCCGGCCACCAGGGTCAGCGGGGTGCTCACGGCAGAGGCATCCGGCGTCCCGCCGCCGGTGTTCCCCGAGAGGTAGTAGTGCGGCTTGAGCTGCAGCGTTTTCCCGATCGCCGCCCCGGTCGCGTAGACGTAGATCGAGTAGCCCATCACCGCGCCCGGCGTGAGGACATACCGCGTCGTGGTCCCCGACCCGAACAGATAGCACCCGCTCGAGGCCACGTTCGTCGTGGTGACCTGGTAGGAGGCCACCCCGTCCGGGAAGGCGGTGCCGGTCGTCCGGGAGCCGGAGGCCCCCGAGGCGTTCCACCCGTCGGCGTTGACGTCGAGCTGGGGATTGGCAATGAGATTCGCGCGGAGCGGCCCCACCGAGGCGTACTGGAAGGGGTCGCTGTGCGGGGCCCCCGCCGCCGGCGTGAGGACCGTCTGCTCGGTCGCGTCCACCGAGCGGGGCGCGTAGGCCCGGATGCGCCAGCCAGGACGGAAGGTGCCCATCAGTACCCCGTCACGACGGTGCGATCACTCGTCCGCATCAACAGCCGGAGCGACCGGTGCCGGTTCCCCCGCTCGAGCTGGACGCCCGGATCGGTGAGGGGTTCCACCAGGTACATCGTGTAGTAGGTCGCCGGCACCGTCTTGTCCGGAATCCAGCGAAACACGTTCATCTGCCGCGCCCACTCGAGGAACGCCCGCCAGCCCGTCGAGCCATCCCAGCCGGTCGCCACGAACGGCACCGTGGTATTCGTGATCGGGATCCACCGGACCGTCACCTCGAGGAACTGCTCCTGCCCCTCGATCCAGGCGTCGGCTTCCCCGGACGGGGCCTCGGTGAACTCCGAGTCCCGGCTGGGCAGGGAGTAGTTGAGCGCCCCGCCGACCGGGCCGGAGAAATCAATCTGGTTCGCGAACCCCGAGCCCCAGGTGATTCGCGGCTGTGCGCCTCGCGCGGCCATACCCTACCCTCCCACGATTTCGATGCGGCCCTCGTTCCCGAGCGTCGAGAGGGCGTCGGACAGCGCCTCCGCCTGCCGGGGGTCGGACATATCGAGCAGGCCACCCTGGACGTAGATCGTCCGGGCCGCCTCCGTCTTGCGCCGGTAGTCCTCGGCATCCCGCTCGGCCTGGGCCCGGCCCCCACCGCCGCCCCCACCCCGGCCGGAGTACCCGCCCCCGCTTCCGCCACCGAGCTGCAAGAGCTTGAGGCCCTGGGTCACCATCCCGGCACCGGAGGCCAGGCCGGCCGGGTTCGGGGGGAACAGCGACTGCGCGATCTTCACCCCGCCCTCGGCGATCGCGATACCACCCTTCACCTTGGCAACGGCCTTCGCCGCCACCTCGGCGGCCTTGGCCGCCGCGCCGTGGCCCGGGATCGAGTCGGCGATGGCCTCCGTCATCCCCAGGATGGCGTCGGTGGTGCCCCCGATCTTCGGCCCCAGGAGCCCGGCGGTGGTGAACTGCTGGTACAGGGCATCGTTGAACGCCAGGAGGGGCTCCAGGGCGGTCTCGTAGGCGTTGGCCCACCGCTCGGCCGCGATTTCCTCATCGGAGGCCTGTGGGGCCAGCACGGCCTGCGCGGCCCCACCCGTCCGGAGCTGGAGCTGGCCGCTCTGGAGGTCCCGCCCCTCGTCGTTGACCGACCGCCCCTCGGGGCCGGAGCCCGCCAGGACCGGCTGCGAGGACAGCCCGGTCCCCTCCCGGATGGCCGCCAGGCGCTCCTCGAGCGCCACCCGCTCCGCCAGGGGGATGTTCCCCTCCCGGAGCCGGAGCGTCAGGGCGGCCTCGAGCCCCACGAGCTGCACCATCGCCTGGGCCCGGGTCGAGCCGTACTTGAGCGCGGTGAGCAGGAGCTTGAGCCGCTCCTCCTCGGCCTTGGCCGCCGCCTGGGAGGCCTCCCCCGCCGCCTTCGTCTTGTCCGCCAGGACCCCCTGCACCACCGCCAGGGCCTGGTGGACCCGGGCCAGGGATTCGCCCGACAGCTTCCCCTGGTTGATCACCGCCGTGAGCCGTTCGGAGGCGGCCGTCAGCTCGGCGACAGAGGTGGACTTCAGCTCCGGCAGGTGGAGCTTCGCCATCTGCTCGTTGACCCGCTTCAGGGCGGAGTCGGCCGCCAGGCCGAACTCGTCCATCCCCCCGGCGGCCTTCTTCGCGCCGGCCGTCGTCTCCTCGAACGTGGTGAACACCGCCTCACCGAGCTGCAGCACCCCCAGCCCGATGTCGGTGAGCCCGTCCCCGACCCCCGCCAGCGCCTCGCCGGCCTTGTCCTCCAGCTCGCTGATGTGCTGCAGGTTCGTGTTGATGGTGTCGGTGAGGTCCGGGAACCGGAAATCAATCTCGACGCCCGGCAGCTTGTTGAGCAGCTCGATCGCGCCGTTGAACCGCACGAAGATGGCCTGGAGCACCACCTCGACGGCCGTCACCAGGACCGTCGCCAGGGACCGGATGGCGAACCCGAACCCCTGGCCCAGGTTCCACGCGGCCTTGACCGCGCCCTTGACCGCCGTCACCACCGAGCTGACGGCGGTCAGCACCAGGTTAGTCCAGTACTGCACCCGGGGCCCGTTGTTGCGGAGCGTCTCCGAAAACTCCGTGATCCCCCGGATGATGCGGGCCATCGCCCCCGAGGCGCCGGCCTCGCCGACAGAGGTGGCGAGCTGGAACAGGGAGTCCTTGAGGTTGGAGATGGCCCCGCCCAGGGTCGCCATCTCCCGCTCCATCGAGCCGGCAAACTTCTGCTTGCTCAGGTTTTCCAGGTAATTCGTGATGCCGACGGCGGACCGCTCAATCTCGGTGGACTGCCCCTGGAAATTGGCGATGATTTTGTCGCCCTCGAGCCGGGCCACCACCCCAAACCGCTTGAGCCGCTCCATTTCCCCGGTGGAGGCCGCGCGGACCGCCTCGGCCATATCCCGGATGTTCCCGCCGAAGGCGCTGGCCTGGTCGCCCAGGCGCCGGAGCGTTTCGGTCGTCGGGTCGATGCCGGCCGACCGGAGCGTGATGAAGGCCTCCACCGAGTCGGACAGCTCGAACGGCGTCGTGGCCGCGAACTTCGCGAGCTGCTCGAACGCCTCGGCGGCCCCCTCGGCCGACCCGGTGAACGTCTGGAGCCGGGCCTGGAGCTGCTGGAACTGGATGTTGGCTTTGGCGAGGAACTGGATGAGGGCACCGGACCCGAGCGCCAGGCCCAGGCCAGCCAGGGCGCCCTGCACCCCGGTGAATGCGCCCTTGAGCTTGGCCCCAAAGGACTGCATCTGGCGCTCGAGCCCCAGGAGCACACCCTTGGTGGCGTTGACCGCCCGAATCGTGATCTTGACGACGGCTTCCCGCATCAGCCCTCCTCGTGCCGGCGCACCCGCCGACGGTGGAGCCGGGGGAAGGCGCGTCGCAGTAGCCGCCGGGTCGCCCGCAGGGTGTCCGGCTTGTTGCCGGCCTCCACGAGCATCCGACCGTGAGCGGAGGCGTTCGCCGCCCGGAACTGCCGGGCCGATTCGACCGCGTCCGCCTCGTCAGAGAACAGGGCCCACCACCGCGCCGGGATCCACCCGTCGGCGGTGGGGTAGGTGGCGGAGCAGAGAGGGAGCGTCCCGGCGAACGTCACGGCGAACCGCGCCACCACGGTCGAAAAGGCCTCCACCTCTTCCCATTCGTCCTCGGGCCCCTCCTCGGGGTCCGGTTCCTCTACGTCGTCGGTGTCGTCCCCTCGATACTCCCAGCATTCGACACCGACTCCAGCCCCAAGGCCCGGTGCTGAGAGGTGATAAAACCCGACAGGAGCTGGTCCTGCACCAGCGGGGGCAGCGACAGGACGACGTCCGCTGCCGATCGGGGCCGGCGGGACAGCCAGCGCCGCCTCGGGGGCGGGAACCAGGCGTCCACCAGGTCACGGTAGAGGCGCTGCTGCTCCGCCAGGTTCATCCGGCGCGAGCCCAGGGCGGCCAGGCGTTCCATATACCGGGCCCACTCGAGCAGCGACAGGTGACGGCCCTCGAACAGCACCCCCTCGTGCCGGAAGGCCGGAGGGTCGAGGGCCGCCAGCATTGGCGCGGTGTCGAGGGGCATCAGCTCGTCACCAGCGTGAAGTTATCGAGCAGCTCCTCGGTGGAGGCGTCGAGCTGGAACGGGAGCGTCCACAGCGCGATCTGGCCCTCGCGGTCCTCGGTCGGGAACCCGGACAGGTGCGCCGTCGGGGCGTTGATGGTGAGCTGGTTGTACTGCGTCGCCCCGAGCGTGAGGGAGATGTCCACCTCCTTCATATTCTCGTAGATGCGGTAGGCGTCGAAGGACTTGGAGGCCGCGCTGGCATAGGGCGAGCCGGTCACGGCCGCCGTCGCCTCGATCACCACCTCGAGCGAGGCCTTCCAGTCCCCGATGTAGAAGCCGGGGTGGTTGCCGGCCGCATCGTTCTGGTCCACCCGCTCCACCAGCTCCCGCTCGAGCGTGAGGGTGAAATCCCGGCAGATCGGCACGACGGCCTGGCCGCCGGTGTCCAGCGTCAGCGCGATGTTGCTGGCCTTCGGGTTCTTGACCGCCGGCGCGAAGGCGGTGATGGCCGGCACGGCCGCATCGGTCGGCGCCGACGTCACGATCCCCTGGCACTCGAACGTGGCCTTGGGGACCGCCAGGCCGCTCGAGGCCAGCGTGAACTTGTTGCAGAACACCCCCGCGAAGGAATACTTCTGCTTCCGGGCGTAGATTTCCGCCACCAGGGAGGACAGCGCCGCGTCCACCACGATCGGGGCGTAGGTGATGTCCGTCGTCGCGTTGAGCGTCGCCGACATCCCCATCCCGCGCCAGAGCTTGTCGAAGGCGCTGACACTCGAGGCCCCGTAGGCCACCCCGGGGCCCTTCCAGTAGCTCATCAGCGAAAACTTCCCCGACCGCGCGGCCGGGAGCACCGGGGGCAGCGTCTGCATCCCCGTCCCGGTCGCGCCCTCGCGCGAGCCATCGAACTGCATCGCCAGCTCGACCTCCGGCGTCTCGTAGACCTTGAAGCCGTCGGTGCCGGCCACCAGGGCGGGCGAGCCGGAGCCGTAGGACCCGGTCTCCATCGCCAGGAGGACTCCGTGCTTCCCGAGATTCTTCGCGACTTGCGGCATTGCCTACCCCTCCTGAGAGGACGCGGGAGCCGCGTCGGTGACGGCCTTCTCGGCCTTGGCTTTGCCGGCCCGCTTGGCCGGCCCCTTCCCCTGGCGCTCGGCCAGGTAGTCCAGCACCGGGTCCTCCGACCCGGCGAGCTGCGCGGCCCGCTCGACGTCGGCGGGGATTTCCACCACCGAGCCGTCCTCCTGTTTCACGTGGAACATCGTGCCCCCTAGTACGGGTTGTGATCGCGGTAGACGAACAGAGCCACCAGGGCGGCCCCGACCCGGGCCTCGTTCAGCTTCTCGGCCCACCGGCCGAACTCCATCCGCTCGCAGGACACCAGCTCAATCCCGTTGCGGTAGACCGCCGCATCGCCGGCGTTGTCGAGCAGCAGGGTGAGCGACTTCACCACCGCCCGCAGGATGTAGGTCCGGGCCTGCACCGCCTCAACGGTGTTGCTGTTGGCTTCCACCAGCCGGATCGCGATCGCCACCCCGGCCCCCGGGAGCGAATCCCGGTGGTCGTTCGTCCGGACCTCGCCCTCCACCGCCAGGGGCCCGTCCTCGGTGACGTAGAGCGCCGGCGTCGCCGGCGGATCGTGGCCGTCGGCCACCTCGAGGTCCCGGGTCGCATCCCCGATGAAGGGCACCACGGCCGGGATGATGTCCGTTTCCAGGTCCGGGGTCAGCGTCGCCAGCATCGCCTCGACGCCCTGGTCGGGGTCCCGAAGCTGATCGGTGACCATCCGCACGATTTCCAGCACCGCTCACCCCTTCCCGGTGACGTAGTCCAGCATCCACCCGGCCCAGGTCGCGGCCACCGGCTGCGGCCATTCCTGCGGCACCACCTCGCGCTGGGGCACCTGCTTGAGCGGCCCCTTGCCGAACAGCCGGGTCTGGAACCCCCCGGGCTGGTGGTGGGGCGCCAGGTAGGCCAGGCGCGAGCCCCACACCATCTCGGTCGGCTTGTAGGACCGGATGCCCTCGGGGTCGCTCAGGTTCACCAGGGAGCGCCTCGAGCGCCCGGTGTCCCACATCGGGAAGGCGAACCCCGCCTTGGCCCGGCCGGCCCTCGAGGTGGTCCGCCGCCGGTTCTTCGAGCCCACCACCCGGGTCCGGAGCCGGATCGTCGTCACCGACAGGGCAGGCCAGGGGGCGGACAGGTGCTGCCCCCGGGACTCGTACTGCCGGCGGAGGTGCCCCTGCAGGTCCGGGGCGATCCGCCGCCGGAACACCGGCACCAGGTTGTCGGCCGCCGTGATGATGTCCTCCAGGAGCTTTTCGGCCTGGGAGGCGTCCACCACCACCCCGATGCGCGGCAGGGCGGCCATCAGAGCGACCAGGAGCCCTGCTGCAGGACGAACGGCCGGAGGTACATCGGGAACTGCGGGGGGAAGGGCTCGTCGGCCCCCTCCCGGTAGCTCACCGACACATCCCCGTCGGCCTTCGACGTCACGGCCGGGTCGCGCTTCGACTGGCCCAGGCGCCAGCGGAGGACCGCCCCCACCTCCCGCCGCATCGCCTCTTTGAAATTGGCGTCGGCGAAGGCCGGGTCCGGGTCGTACCCCCGGAGCCGGACGTAGAGGTAGTCCGCCAGCTTCACCATCCCCGCCAGGTCGGACCCGTCATCGAGCAGCCACCCCGACCCGGAGGGCAGGGCGAGCCACCGATAGGACGGGGCCTCGAACGTCGAGATGGTGTACCGGGCCAGAATGTCGGCCTCCACCACCTCGGCCACCGGCTCGAGGTCGGCATCCCGCCGCAGATGCGAGGGGAGCAGGGCCAGGTCGTCCGACCCCTGCGAGGTATCGAAATACCGGCCGGCCACGGCCTAGCCCTCGGCCGATTCGAGCAGGGCCACCAGGTCCGCCTTGCGGGCGCCCCGGGGGACCGCGATGGACCGGGCCTGGCACTCCGCCGCCAGCTCGGCCACCGTGAGCCCGTACCAGCCCGCGTCCGGGGCTTCCCCGGGCTCGGCGGCCACCTGGGCCGCCTCGGCCCCGGTCGGGGCCCCAGCGGCCTCCTGGGCGGCCTCGGGCACATAGGGGACCTCGTCGGCCCCCAGGTCCGCGACGTTGATCGTGTAGACGCGCGTTCCGCGCTTCACGAGGCAGGTGGCCGGCTGGATCATCGTGGTCGCTCGCTTTCAGGTAAAAGGAACCGGGGGGCCAGGGCTGCCCCCGACCCCCCGGCTGGTGCTCCGCTTCGCTTCGCTGCCCTACTGCCAGGAGCCAGGGGGAGGGCCCGGAGGCCCTCCCCTCACCCCTAGATTTCCCAGCGCGTCGCGCGATCCGGGTCCAGGACCTTGACGCCCCACAGCGCGTCGAACCGGACCCACTCCTCGGCGTCCTTGGGCTCGTACCAGCGCGAGGCCCGGATCGTGAGGTTGGTGCGCGGGTCCATCACCGTGGTGACCTCCGCGCCCCGGCCGTTGCCCCGCTCCGAGAGCGGCGCCATCACGATCGCGCCCCACTCCTGCTGGTAGGCCGCCGAAATCTCCTTGGTGGCCCCGGCGTGGGGGGACAGGGTGACGACCGCGCCGTCCGAGTAGGCCTGGCGAGCCGCCGGGGAGATGGACACCGTCACGGCGTTGCCGGCGCACACCGCGTCGGCGGTGATCGCGTAGCCGCGCGAGTCGCCGGCGATGGTGAAGTAGTCGCCCTTCTTGAAGGTGCCGGTGAGGGCGGTCGAGCCGTCGATCGAGAGGGTGGTGTCACCCTTGGCGACCGCGCCGTTGAGCGCGATGGTGCCGGTGGCGGTGACGGTGCCCTCGACGCGCGAGGCAGCCGCCTCGTCGTGGTAGAGGTCCATCCCGAACTTGCGGCCCAGGAAGCCCTCGCGCTGGGTCGCGGTCCCGTCCGACCCCTCGTTGGCGTTGAGGAAATTCGTGATGGCGAGCAGGTCCGCCTCGCGCTCGCTGGTCATCCCCAGGTACCGGTTCGCCTTGGGGACGGACCGATCGTTGAGGGACTTCCGCAGCCCGATGAGGTCCGCGATCACGGCCGGCTGGGCGCCGGCGTAGACGTTGCCGACCTCGAGCAGCATCGCGTGGGCCGACGCCTCGATCTGCTCGGCCAGCGCCTGCATCGCCGGCGCGATGTGGTCGTTGATGATCTTCTCGCCGGTGTAGGCCGACTCCTTGTCGCCCACCTTGAAGGCCACCCCGTACCATTGATCGAGGGTGATGTTGAACGAGGTCGGGTCGAGGTCGGTGGCCGTGGTGATCGGCATCGCCTGGGCCGCCATCCCGCCCGGCTTCTTGACCTCGATGGTGCTGCCCTGCTTGCGCGGCTCTTCGTCGTACGCCCGGTAGAGCGTCCGCACGAACATCAGGTTCTTTTCCAGCCGCTCGATCGCCCGGTTCGCAAACCAGGTGTTGTCATACGGCGTGATGACGTTGGGCACGGTTTCCCCCTAGAGGTTGCGGCCGGGAGAAACCCGGCCTCTCAGTCCTGAACGATCAGTCGTCCGCCCTGCTTGGCCGCCAGCTCCTCGGCCTCTACGTACTTCTGGTGGTTCCGCGAATCCGCCTTGGAGATGACGACATCCCCACCACGGTGCTCCCCACCGCCTGCCAGGTTCGGCCCCCGCGACCGCTGCCGATCGAGGAAATCCGCGTTGGCCTTGTCCTCCGCGAACGCCCGCAGGGCCTCGTTCACCCCGCGAAACGGCCGGCCGTCCGTCGGCTTGGACGAGTAACGGAACTCGCCCTTCCCATCGACCTCGAAGAAATCGTCGTGCTCCGGGTCGTAGCGGAACTGGTTGCGGAGGGCAGCCACCAGCATCGGCGTCGCACCGTCCGTGACGGGCCGGAGGAACTCCTTGCGGATTCCGACCGCCTGCGCCGCCTGCACAATGTCGGCGTCGAGCTTGCGAGCCAGGAGGCGATCCACCGTCCCCTTGAGGTTGTCGCGTTCCCCCACGACCGGCTCCAGCTCCGTCTTGCGGATTTCCTCGCGCAGCTTGTCCAGCCGCTCCGCGTTGATTTCCCCGCCCTTCGCCAGCTCCTGCAGGTTGATGCCCCAGGTGGACAGGGCCTGCTCCTTGAACCCCTCGTCCGCCAGGAGCTTCTTCGCCGCCCGCTTCTCGATGGAAGCCGCGCGACGGGTCAGCTCACCGGTGAACCGCGTCTCGAAATCGGACTCGAGCAGGAGCCCTTCGGGCAGCTCCGTGGTGTCCAGGACCTCGGCCACATCCCCTTCAACCACGGCGCCATCGGCGCCCTTCACCTTGACCCGCATTGCACCTCTCCTCGACTCGAGCGTTATCCGGCCCGGACGGAACGCGCCGATCGGCCTCGGCGGCAGGCGGGGATTGGGTGGGCACCCCTGGCCCGATAGCAGACACCCCGGCCCCCTCGAGAGAGAGAGCCGGGGTGAACCGGCGTCGCGTTGTGGCACCAGCTACGGGGGAATATGTGACGCGCCCGGGGGGAGCGCAAGGCCTCGCGGTCAATCCGACTCCGCCAGGAGCCGGCGCCGCTTCGCCTCGTAGGCCCGCAGCTTGGCCTCCAGCTCGACGTTCGGCTCGTAGACCAGGCCCCCATCGCCGGGGTAGGGGGAGCGGTGGTCGAACTCCCCGTCGATGATGGCCCTCGGGATCCCGTGCGGGAAGGCGTCGCAGGTGGGGGAGGCGGGGTGCTTCCGCAGGCAGGAGATGCAGGGCGCCCGGTAGACGCCCCCCATATCGGCGAACTTGGACTCGGCCATCTAGACCTCCACATCGAAGATAAGGCGGAGCGTTGGCATCGGGGGATTCCAGCCCCCGGTCTCGCGGCGGACCTCCCGGAGCACCAGGCGCGTCCCCGGCCGGAGGATGTACTCCATCTCGCCCTGGTTCGACCCGTACTTGGCCGCCCAAAAGCCCCGCACCGAGCCGGCCGGCGCCCGGACCTCCATCACCCGGCGCGTGTTCCCCGAAAAGGCGATGGCCGTCTGGATGGAGGTGGAGGTGGACATAAAGGCCGCGTCCACCTCGCTCGAGCCCACCGCCTGCATCAGCTCCCCGACCGTGAGCTGGTTCAGCGTGTGGTCGTCCCCGATGCCCCGGTAGATCACCACCGACTCGGCGTTCTTGCCCTGCTTGTCGATGGCCGCCAGCATCTGCTTCTGCTCGGCCGTCAGCGGCCGCCCGGCCCGCATCGACTTGTTCCACGAGCGGTAGCCGTTGGCGGTGTACCGCTTCACCGCCGACCGCTCCTCGTAGGTCAGCCGGGCAGCCGGGTCCCCGAACTGCCGCGTGATCGCATTCGACGCCAGGTTGTCCCGGTGGAAGCCCGGGCTCTCGGGGTACTCGGTCGCCACCGGCAGGATGTCCAGGTCGGCGTTCACCGACCCCGCATAGTTGGCCCCCGATACGGGCCCGCCCCCGGTGTAGGGCACCGGCTTGGGCGGGGCCTTCACCACGACGTCTACCATCTTGATCGACTTCGTGTCGTAGACGGACACCCGGAGGATTTTCCCGGCGGGGTCCAGCTCGATCACCCCATCGTAGCCCAGGGACCGGATGATCTGCGTCCGCTTGGCGGTCGGCAGGGAGTAGAACCCCGGCTGGGCCTTGTTGAGCACCTTGTCGATCTGCGACCCCGTCCCCCGCAGCGGGTTCTTCAGCTTCACCACGTACTGCTTGTTGACCGAGGACCCGTACTTGAGCGCCGACGGCGCGGCATCGAGGACGAACGCATCCCCGTAGGCCTTGGTGGCCGCCTTCGTGAAATCGATCGCCCCCGCCTCGAGCTGGGCGGTGACCGTCGAGCCCGCCTGGAAGTAGAGCGGCTCCTGCAGCACCGAGTCGGCGACAAAGGCCTTGGCCTGCACCTCGCTCACCTTCCAGGGCAGGGCGGAGCTGGGCAGCGGGGCGACCGTCGGTTTGGGCGGCAGTTTGAGCTTCGCCCAGGCCTTCGCCGCCTTCGACGTCTTGGCCTGGACAGTCCCGGCGATCAGCTTGTCGATGTTGAGCCCGGCATTCTTCAGGTAGGTCAGGCCCTCGGCCGCCACCGGGCCCTGGGGCCCCAGGACCTTCGCGATCGCCGTCAGGACGTCCCGCCGCTTCGTCGTGGTCCAGGCCGCGAACTCCGACTGCGACACCGACACCCCCAGCTCGTACAGCCGCTTGACCGATGCCGTGCTGACCTTCCCCGGCGCGGTGAGCCGCTTCAGGATCGCCTGGTAGACGGCCTGCTCGTCGGCGCCCAGCACCAGGAGCACCTCCCGAGCGGCCGCCAGGTCCTTCGCCGTCCGGCCCTTCACCAGCGTCTGGACGGCCTTCTCCACCACCGCCCGCTCGGCCGGCGGCAGCACCGCCACCGACTGCACGACGTCGGCCGGCAGGTATTTCTCCGCCCCCTTCAGCTTCGCCAGGACCTCGGCCGGCGCGGGGGCTGGGGGAGCGACCGGCACCGGGGTCGGGGCCACCGGAGGCGCCACCTGGGCCGGCTGGGGCACCTTGGGCGGAGCGGCCGGCTTGGGGGCGGGCTTGGGGGCGGCCTTCGGGGCCGCTTTCGGTGCAGCCGCCTCGAGCTTCCCGGCCTTCTTCGCCGCCGCTTTCGCCCCCTGCTTGGCGCTGTTGACCTTGCCGTAGGTCAGCTTGGTATCGGGGTAGACCGCCTTCACCTTCTCGAGCAGGACCGACGGCGAGCCGGTGAAGCCGGCGTCGGCCTCGTCCACCAGGAGGGCCTTCAGGAACTCCTTGTCGGTGAGCGGCACCCCACCAGGCGTGACAGGCACCCCGGCCGGGACCGGGGCCTTGGCGGCCGCCTTGCCCCCCTGGGCCGCGATCGCCCCCAGGTCGGCCACCGGCTCGGGGGCCACGGCGATCGCCGGCCCAGGGCCGCCCAGGCCCCCAGGCGGCACCTTCGCCGCCAGCTCGGCCCGCTTGGCCTTCAGCCAGCCGGTCCGGAGGTTGAGCATCTCCTCGGTCGCCAGGCGGTCGGCCTGGGACATCCCCGGAGCTACCTGCTTCAGGTAGGCCCCCCAGCCGCCGACCTCCTGCTCCACCGCCAGGATGGCGTCGATCTGCGCCACCGCTCGAGCCCCCAGGGCGTCGGCGTCCGCCAGGCCGGCCGCCTTGAACACCTTGGCGTAGGCCGCATTCACCGACGGATCAGCCAGGCCAGCCCACTCGCTCACGGTCCCCAGGGCACTCGCGGCCTTCTTGGCGCCCTGGGCCCGGTAGAGCAGGGCCCCGCCCTGGTCGATCCGGATGGCCACCCCGGTCGCGGTGTAGACCACGTTATCCAGCGTGAGGCCCACGGCGTCCCAGTTCGCCAGGAGGACATCGGCCGCGAACCCGTCCAGGACCTTGTCGGCGGCCAGCTTGGTGAGCCCGCCCTCGGCGGCCTGCATCCCGGCCACGTCCTCGAGCCACGTCGAGGCGAACAGGACCCGCCCGTCGGCCGTTTTCACGACGGCGGACTCCGGCACCCCCAACCCCAGCTTCCGATACACCCCGTTGGCCGCCTGCTCGGCGTAGGCCTGGCCGGCGGTCTTGTACTCCTTCACGTACCGGACCTTCCCGTCGGTGCCGCGCCAGAGGCCCGACGCGCCCTTGGTGTTGGACCCCGTCGCCGCCCCGATCTTCTCTCCGAGCAGGACGTCCTCGGTGAGCGCCGGCTTCACCAGGCCAGCGGCCGCCTTCCCCTTGGCCTGCGCCTTCCCGAGCTTGGCGAGGATGGCGTTCTCGTTGGCGAGCTGCATCTCCAGGGCGGTCTCGGCATAGACCGCCGCATCGGCGGAGGACACCGGGCCGAAGGCCTTGGCGATCGAGGCCTCCACCTTCCCCAGCACCTCCTCGACGGACTTCCCGGTCACATCCGCCAGCTCCTCGAGGTTCTGCATCGCGGCCGGCGACAGCTCCGACACATCGACAACGGACCCGACCGGGGCCTTCGCCTTCACCTTCGCCGGGGCCTTCACCTTCGCCGGGGCCGCACCCTCGGGGAGCAGCTCCACCTTCACCCGGTAGGTGGGCGGCTTCGGCTTGTTCCCCAGCATCTTATCGACCTTGTCGAGCTTCGGAACGTGGACCTTGACCTCGGTGACCCGGAATCGCCGGCCCGGGCCCAGGAGCATCTCGTGACCGCCCTCGGGGCCGATCTGGACGGGCAGCACCCTGGTCCCCTTGGGCGCCGTGAACTCGAGCACGACGTCCCCGAACGGCTCCGCCCCCGCCCGGGTCAGGGAGGCGGAGCTGAAGCCCCGGTCCTCGAACTCCATCCCGAGCAGGAGGTCGTCGGCATTGTCCGGCGTGAGGCCAGAGAACGGGGTGCTTTCCTTCTTGGACGTCACCGAGCGGAACAGCGGGGTGTCCTCGGCGAGCTGGTGGTCTTTCACGGCCGCCTCGAGCGCCAGCCGGTCCGCCTGGACGTCCCCCAGGGCCACCCCCGGCGACAGGGGCTCGCCCCGTAGGAGGCGGTTCACCTGGGGCGCCTCCTCGTCAACGTACCGCTGCAGCGCCGCCTTTTGGGCCTTCGACAGCTTCACCGGGCTGACCACGGTCGGACGGCCGAACTCGTCCACCCCGATCACCACCTCGCCGGCCCCAGGCGCCGCCGGAGCCACCGCCTCGAGCTTGCCCGCCTTCTTCATCGCCTGCTTGGCGCTGTTCACCTTGCTGTACGTCAGCTTGGTATCGGGGAAGGCGAGCTGCACCTTGGCGAGCACCGCCTTGGGGGAGGCCTGGGGGTTCGCCAGGAACAGCTCCTCCATCATCAGCCGGTCGGCGTTGGCCGCCACCAGGCCCGGCGCCGGCGCGGCCGCCACCACCTCCTCGAGCGGGGCCACGGCCTGGGCCCCCGGCAGCCGGAGCCGGAGGCGCACCAGGGTGTTTTTGTCGCCGACCCCGGGCACCACCTCGAGGACATCGTAGCCGGCCCCGGCCGGCAGGAGGACCTCGCGCTCGGCCACGTTCACCGTGTCGCCCAGCCAGGCGGCCCGGGACCCCTTGGGGACCTCCACCTCGTAGAGCACCCCGTGCGGCCCGTCGCCCTCCCCGATGAAGCCCTCGGCGATCGAGCGCCGGGTCGAGGTGGAGACATAGCCGGCGTCCTGGGCCACCGACTCCCCCGCCGCGATCCGGGCGTAGAGCGCGTCCCCGGTGTTCCCGCCCCGGTAGACCCGGAGGTTGACCTTCGTCGCCGGCACCGCGTCCCAGGCCTGCTCGAGCGCAGCGGCCTGCTTGGCGATATTGGCCGTGCCCAGCGGGCTGTATTTCGTCCCCAGCGTTCCCCGGAGGTACTCGTTGAGGGCGGCCTGCTTCTCGTAGGCCTCGAAGGCGGACGTCACGCCCTTACCGGTCGGCGCCGTCCCCGCCAGCTTCTGCTCCGCCTTCAGCCCGGTGTAGACCGGGCCCTTGGGGAGCGGGGCTACCGGCACCACCAGGGCCTCGGCCGCCTGCGTCGCGGCCTGGGCGATCACCGGGACCGGCCCGCTGAACATCGCCTGCACCGCCGCCGTCTGCACCGAATCCATCAAGCCCACGAGCCCGGCCTGGGTGTGGGTGGCCGACGTTTCCGCCAGGACCCGCCCCAGGTCGGCCCGGATGCGATCGCCGGCCTTCTTCGTGACCCCCACGTACCCCCGGCCCGGCGGGAACGCCAGGGCGTTCGCCGGGTCCAGCACCCGGTCCGGGCGGGGCTTCGGCAGGTGGGCGTGTTCCGGGGGCCGGAGGACCGGCTCCCGCTCGCACCGATCGTAGGGGTGGGGCGGCAGGGGCACCGCGTGAAGGGGATAGACCCCGGGGCCCAGGCCATAGAAGTCATTGTGGGCCAGGGCGTCGCAGACATCGGGCCCGTCAAGGGAGCCCCGGAAGGGAGACAGCGTCCACCGCACGGCCCCGATCATCGGGTCCGCCGCGAAATGGGCCACCTCGGCCTCGGCCCGGGCGTTCCAGATTTCCGAATAGGCGATCCGGTGCGCCTGAGCCCGCAGCTTCTTCGAGGCCCCCCGGAGGGAGGCCGGCACGTTCTTGAGCTGCAGGTCCCGGAGCTTGTCGAAGGCCTCCGCCCCGAAGGCGTCGTGGAACTCCTTGGCCCCAGCGACATACGGGCGGAGCGCCCGGGCCAGCTCCTCCTGCCCGACCCCGGTGAGCAGCGCATTGCGGACGATTTGATCGGCGTCCTGGGCAGCCGCCTGGGTGTAGCCCAGGAGCCGGGTCTGCCAGGTCATTGCCGAGCCGCCCAGGGCCTCGTAGGCCCCCGCCAGGGTGACCGCCGGCGCGGCCACCTGGCCCAGCGCCGCCCCCGCCACCGACCCGACGTAACTGGCGGCCTCCGAGCCCGCGAACTCCCACACCCCAGCCACCTCGGCGTAGGACAGGGCCCGGTTCCCGCTGATCGCCGCCTCGAGCGCCTGGTGCAGCTCGTCCGCCGCCGCCAGGATGACCTTCCTCGAGGCCACCAGGGCGACGGCCTGCTCGCTGGGCAGCCCCTTGATGGCCGCCGCCAGCTTCGCGGCATACTCCCGCATCGCCTTCTCGACGGCGACGGCCCCGTCCTGGGACAGGGAGCCGGCCATCGCGCGGGCATTGAGCTGGGCGGCCCGATAGGCCGACGTCGGGTTGGTGGGGAGCTTGGGGGCGGCCACGACTAGGGCAGCTCCTCGAGGCGGGCCACCAGCGCCAGGGCCTCGTGGACCTCAGCGGGGGAGGGCCCCTCGGCCTCGTCGGGCTCGTCCCCCGCCACCACCGCCATCTCGCCCGGGGGATGCACCAGGACGCACTCGATGCAGCCGCCCGGGACCCAGCGGGGGACCCCCATCTTGTCGTGGCAGAGGCAGAAACACCGATCGCGCGTCGCCAGCGGGCCCGTCATACCCCCTCCTTGCGTTGATCGCCCCAGCCCAGGCGGACCCGGAGCACTCCCCACCCCCAGCGCACCGCCCTCGAGGGCCAGCGGACGGCGGCCCACCAGGCCCGCCGCTGCAGCCCCCAGGAGGGCCGATCGTGCCGGTGGGCCCACCGGTGGGCATCGTAGGCCGGCACGAGGCCCACGGCCCACACCAGGGCCCCCAGGGCGGACCCCAGGAGCCAGGCGCTCACCGGCCGAAGGCCGGCAGGACCTCCCGAATCAGCTCCCGCAGCTCGGCCTGGTTTTGCGGCCCCAGGCCCACCTTCCAGAGCAGGTAGCCGCCCAGGAACACCGCCAGGACGATCCGCATCCGGTAGATGAAGGCCAGGAGGACCGCCAAGGTCCCGGCCTTGCCGGCCGCCTGGAATTCCTCCGTGGGCCCGCTCACGCGGCCACCTCCTCGTCGTCGTCCGGCTCCTCACCAGGCGCGGCCGCCTTCGCCGGGGGCCGGGGCGGGAACGGGGGCGGCCCACCGACCCCGAACGTCTCGGCCTCCCGGCGCTTCGCCACATCCTCGGCCGCCGCCAGGGCCTCGGCTTCCTTCAGGATGGCGTCCATCAGCTTCATCGAGGACCCGTCCTCGAGCTTCACCACGGCCTCGGGATCCACCAGGCCCTGCGCCGCCAGGACCTTCCCCATCGCCTGCACCCGGACCGTCGCCGGGAAGGGCAGGCCCGTCGCCGTGAGCGCCTGCACCAGCGCGTTCGCTGCGACCGCCGCCCGGACCTGCTCGGGGTCGGCCCCCAGGCCCATATAGTCGGCCGCCATCAGCGCCGCATTCTCCTGGGCGGTCCGGCCCAGGGGCACCGGCACATCCGGCCCGAAGGTGCGCTTCAGGAGCCGGTCCAGCGTGACCTCCGGGTCGGCCGGCGCGAACTCGGTCGAGCGACTCACCGAGGCCGCGAACAGCGCGTCGGCCTGCTCCGGCGTCTCGAGCTGGGTGAGCACGTGCAGCGCCCAGGTCTCGGCCTGGTCGAGCGCCCGGGCCAGGAGCGTCAGGTAGGAGCCGGCGCCAGCGGCGACGTCCTGCTTGACCTCGGTCGCGGTCCGTTCCCGGGCCGCATCGCCGTACTCGCGGAAGCCGGTCATATACAGCTCGCGGGCCTTCTTCTCGAGCACCTCCGAGGACAGCGTCGCGCTCGAGGTGTCCGGCGCAATGAACTCGTGGCCGGTCCCCTGCAGGACATTGTTTCCCTTCTTCAGCGCCTCCACCACCGCGTTGTAGACGGCCTCGCCGCCGGCCACGTTGAGCTTCGGGAAATTCGCCACCGACAGGAGGTGGTCCCGGTGGCTTTCCCGGTTGTAGATCGCGTTCTGCTTCTTCGCCAGGTAGTAGCCCACCTGCCGACGGACCGGCACCCGGAGCTGCCGGATCGGGAGGATCGGGTTCCCGTTGACGTCCTCGAGCTTCACCCCCCAGGGCTCGGGGTCCCCCACCAGCTCGACGCCCGTCCTGGTGGGCCGATACCGGGCCCAGCCCCATAGCGTCAGGTGGAGGTACTGCGAGGACTCGCCGCCCTTCTCCCACAGCGACCCCCGCGCGTCGGTCGTTTCGGCGATGAGCACCTCGGTCACCTGCTCCCCCTCGGTGCGCCAGTTGACGACGGCCCCCGGCGCCAGGTAGCGGAGCACCGCCCCGTCCTCCTCGCCCCGGGCATCGGCCATCAGCCAGCCCACGTGGGTCAGCGACAGCTCCGTCGCCACCTCGCTCCAGAACGAGAGCCAGGAGGTGCCCATCCCGTCGGCATCCCGGTAGAGCCGGGCCGCCACCGAGTCGGGGTCCTTCGGGTCCCCGAGCCCGGACACGTTGCCGTCGTCGTCTTTCAGCCCCCACACCCGGGAGGCGTCGTCCTCGACCGCCGAGAGCATCCCCACCAGGGAGTCCACGATCGTCCCGAAATGGTTGGTGTAGTCGGCCATCTCGGCCCGCTCCCGGAACGCATCGTTGGCCTCCCCCTGCCGCTTCTGGCGGAGGTAGACCGCGAGCAGCTCGGGCCGGAGGACCGCGCCCTCGTAGTGGTCGCGCGTGAACTTCCACAGTTTGTGGTTGGCCGCCCATTCGGGATGACGGAAGGCGAGCTGCTCCTTCGTGGGGACGGCGCCCAGCTTGACAGGTGTAGCCATCGTGACTCCAGGGAAAGGGACCGACCGTCGCGGCACCGCGCCGCCGTCCTGCCAAGATAGTGAATTAGAACGCCACCAGGTCACTCCGGGTCGCGAGCCCGGCCCGCCGACGACGCCAGCCCCACTCCGCCAGGGCGTAGGCCATCACGCAATCGTCATCGAATCCGGCCGGCGCGGCGTAGCGCACCCCGGTCCGGGTCACCTCGAACTCGAAGGCCTCGTGCTCGGCGAGCACCACCCCAGCCGGGTCGCCGTAGAGCCCGATCGTCCGGCGCTGCACCGCCAGGGCGTACCCCTCGAGCAGCGCCTGCTTGCTGGGCCCGGTGAACTTGAAGCCCTCGAGGTTCGGGCAGGTGGACAGCGCCTGCTGCACCTTGGCCTCCCCGTCCGCCTCCTCCTCGCGCCGGCGCTGCTCCCGGGCCCAGGCCAGCGGGGTGAGCTGGTCGGGGTCCGGGCCCTCGGGCCGCCGCTGCGCGAGCGACCGCTGCAGGAACTCGAGCACCGGGTCGCCGACCCCCGTCGAGTCGATGACCCCGAAATCCCGGCCCACAATCTCCCGGATACGGGTCAGCGTTTCCGCCCAGGGCATCTGGAACCGCTCGAACCGGCAGGTGCGCCCCTGGGCGTTCAGCCCCACCAGGACCGTCCAATTGAGCGACTTCGCCAGGTCGATCCCCCAGGCCACCACCGGGCCATCCGCCAGGTCGCCCTGCAGGATGGCCTGCAGGTGGTCGTAGCCGAACGGGTTAGCCCCCTCCTCCGCCGGCTCCGCCAGGTACAGCTCCCGGAACACGTGGGCCGGGAGCATCCGCTCGGCGTCCTCCACCTCCTCGAGCGCCAGGATACCAGCCCGGACGGCGTCGTAGGCGGTGAGCTTCATATACGCCATCTCGGGGGCCCCGGCCTGGGCCTTCCGGCACATCTGGTAGAACCAGTTGCGCCGGCCCCGCACGTTCCCGATCAGCCGGGCCGGGCCCCGGGTCGCGGTGAGCGTCGAGCGCACCGCCGGGAACACCTCCGGCCGCATTCGCGAGGCCTCATCGAGCACCGCCGCCAGGACGTCGTCGCCGTAGAGGTTGTCCGGCTTCTCGCCCGAGAGGAACCGCAGGGAGCAGCCGTTCGGCAGCGTCACCAGGCGCTTCGAGTCGTTGGCCGTGTACATCCCGGCCGGCGCCGCCAGCTTCCACCGGGCGTACATCGCCTCGGCCTGCCGGTAGACCGGGCTGACCCACCAGGCCTCGGCGCCCGGGCGGCCGTGGAGCGCCACCTGCTCGGTCAGCCAGATCAGCGACCCCGACGACTTGCCCGTCTTGGTGGAGGCCTCGCAACAGCTCCACCGGGCCGGGCTGAACAGGAACTGCTCCTGCTCGGGGTAGAGCCAGGGCCGCCGATACTTGAGGACCCGCTTCCGGGCCGCCGGCGCCGTCACTTCAGGCGCACCAGGGGCGGACAGCGCCGGGGCACCTTCGGCACCCCCGCCGCCAGGCGGGCCTGCTCGAGCGCCTCCCCCCGCAGCTTCCGCCGGCGAGCCGGATGGAGGGCCAGCCATTGCCGATTGACCTCAGCAGGCGGCACCGCCTCGCCCATCGCCCGGCCGAAGGCGGCCTCCGCCCGGCGATCGAGCGCCTGCTCGTCCACCTGCAGGAGCTGGTAGAGGGCCTCGGCCGGGGTGGCCGCCCGGCCGATCCGGGGCGTGAGGCAGCCCGGGCAGAGCCCGACCCAGCCCCGGGGGCCGCCTCCCGGTATCCCGCAGCCCAGGCAGGACATTCACCCCTCCAGGTCGCCGTCGTCGCCGCCGTAGGCCTCGTCCGGGTCGGACGGGGCCTCGGGGACCGGCTCAGGGCCCTTGGCCCCCAGCGGGCCCCCAGCGGGCCTGGTGTTGGGGAGCACCATCTCGAACACCGCGTCGCCTTTGAAGTCACCCCCGGTGAGGGCCAGCTTGGAGGCCGGGGCCCACCGCTTCGGGTTCCGGGTCTGGAGCAGGAACGCGCTCGCCTTCCAGGCCCCCTTCCGGGCCGCCAGCGTGATGTAGCCCACGTGGAGGACCTCCGACGACGCCACCGATTCGTCGATTGCCTTCATAAAGTCTGCCCAGGGGCCCACTTCGCCCTCGGCCTGGGCCTGGCGCCCCCGCCGGAGCAGCTTTGCCAGGACGCCCCTCGAGATGCCGGCGAACCCGGCCGCCGCCTGAAAGGTGTTCCCCTGGCGGATCGCCCATATCAGCCGGGGCCAGGCCTCGGGGTGGGTCTCGAAGATGGTCGGCCGCCCCCGCTTCCGCTTGGGCTCGTCGGGGTCCCACACCAGGGGAGCCGGGGGAATCGGGGTCTCCAGGGGATTTGACGTCGGCGGCAGCCGCCCAGGCGCTGCGCCAGGCGTCCCCGGCGGGGGCCAGGCGCCGGCGGTGCCGGTGCCGGCGGACCCGCCCGGCGGGAAGGGGGCCGGCGCCGGCTGCGGCGTCGGCCAGGGGCCCGGGGCCTCCCGGGACTGCCCCCGGCGGGGGGAGCGACCCTTAGCGCCCATTGCTGGCCCCCTTCTTCACCGGCCGGCGCCCAGGCCGCGCCCTCCCGTTGCCGTTCCTGGCCGCCGTCCTGCCCGCGTCCGCCCCGATCGGGCCGGGGTCGGTCCCCGCCGCCAGGCGCTGGGCGGTCAGCCCGGTGTGGGCCTCCCACCGGTCCACGATCGCGTCGCAGTAGCCGGGCATCAGCTCGATGCACCGGGCCGCCCGGCCCGTTTCCTGGCAGGCCATCAGCGTCGAGCCGGAGCCGGCGAAGGGGTCCAGCACCACGCCCCCCCGCCTCGAGGACAGCCGGAGCGACCGCTCGATGAGCGCCAGGGGCTTCATCGTCGGATGGGCCTTCGAGGCGGAGGGCTTCGGGCACTCCCACACCGTATCCCAGCGCCGGGAGCCGTGGAATTCGTGGGTCCCCTCGGGGTTCCAGCCGTAGTAGACCGGCTCGTAGACCTTGGCCTCCTCGGCGGCCGGATGCCCGGGCTCGGCCGGCGGAGGCGTCTGCCCGACGTAGAGGGACTCGTGCCGGTAATGGAAATCGCTGTGGCCCAGGACGAACGTGTCCTTGACCCAGGCCAGCGTTTGCCGCCACACCCCCAGGTCGCCCAGCACCTGGCCGAACACCTGGGCCTGGGGGCCCGCCGGGCCGGCGACGTACCAGGCCGCCCCCGGCTTCGTGTGGATGAGGCAGAGGGCCAGGGAGAACGCCAGGAGGTCGCGCAGGGCGTCCGGGTCCCGGCCGTCGTTTTCGATCGGCTCCCGGGAGCGATCGGAGCCCACGTACTCCACCCCGTAGGGCGGGTCGGTCCACACCAGGTCCACCCGACCGCCATCGGGCTCGAGCAGGCGCTCGTAGGCCAGGGCGTCGGTGGCGTCGCCGCAGAGCAGGCGATGCGCCCCCAGGAGGATGAGGTCGCCGGGCTGGGTGATGGGCTCGCGGGGCGGATCGCCGGCCTTGTCCGGGGCCCCCTTGGCGTCGGGATCCAGCGTCACCAGGAGGTCGTCGAGCGCATCGCCATCGAACCCGGTGCCCGCCAGGCCCCGGGGCGATTCCGCCAGGGAGGCCAGGAGGGCCGCCAGCTCCGGAATCCGGTTCGCCGCCAGGTCGCTCGAGCGGTTGTCCACCAGGAGGATGCGCCGGGCGGCATCGTCGTCCACATCGAGGTAGAACACCGGCACCGTCGCCAGGCCGGCGTCGCCGGCCGCCTTCCAGCGATGGTTGCCCGCCAGGATGTGGCCGGTGGACTCCTGCACCACCACCGCGCCGTAGAAGCCGTGGTGCTCGATCGACTCGTAGATCGCGCCGACGTCGCCCTCGCGCGGGTTTTCGGGGTGGGGGCGGAGCCGGGCGAGGGGCACCGCCGGGTCGAATCGCTGGGCCATCGTGGGGACGGGCATAGGGCTCCTGAATGTGACAGCCCCCACCCCCCGGAAGGGGGGCAGGGGCCGGAGTGAACGGCGACGAATTATCCCGCGAACAGCGACCTACGGGCTGGTGGAGCTACCGCTCTCCGAAGGCGGGTCCAGCCGCGACACCTCCAGGTCCTGGCCCGGCTGCGGGTCCGGGCGCACGTGCGTGATGGTCACCGGGGCGAAGTGACGGCGGAGCGCCTTTGCCAAGCCGGGCTCGAGCCCACCATTCAGGTACGAGGCCCAAGCGGCGGCCTCCTCGAACGTGTCGAAATCGCTCAGGCCCGACACGGCCTCCTGGTTGAGGCCCCACACCAGGCGGAACATAAAGCGCCCGGACTGATGGCTGGGAGACACCGGGAAGGCGCTCCACACCTGCTCGACGCGATAACTCATCCTTCCCCCTTCCCCGGCAGTCGCGTGACGCGCACACGGTCGCCATCTGTGATACGGAACTCCCGGCCCTGGTCCCCTGAGAGGTCAGAGCTGATGACCAGCATAGACTTGATATAACGCTGACCGTATGGGTCGTTT